ATGGCTTTCATCCGCGCCCTCAAACGCACCGACGGGTCAGTCGCCTACAAAGTAGTCTGGCGCGACACCGACACCAAAAAACAAACCAGCTTCACCACTGACTCCGAAACTGAAGCTGACTTAATCAGAAGGCTCCTCAACGCCAACGGCCAGTCATTCAAACTAGCGAACAAAGCTGTGACTGAACAACGCTCCCAATCCCCCACCGTAAACACGGTCATCGAGGGATACTTGGGCGACCTGACAGGCATCGAATCAGCCACCAAACGCGACTATGAACGCATGTGGAAAAATCACATCTACAAGACAATCGGCACCAAGAAAATAGAGTTCGTCGACAAAGCCGCCGTCATCAAGTGGTTCGAATCAATCGACCGTTCCCCCAAAACCAAGAAAAACGTGCACGCGGTTCTCTCCAGCGCATTCAAATGGGCTATCGCTGAACGCCTGATGACGGAAAACCCAGCAGTCGGCGTATCCTCGCCGCGAGGAAGCATGCGACCCCGCGAAGCAGTATTTCTCACACGTGACGACGTGCAACTGATCGTTGACGAAATCGGCGAATACGGTTTATTCATCGAGCTACTCGCCGGCGCTGGCCTCCGGTACAACGAGGCAACCGCCCTTCGTCGGCGGGACTTCATCCAAGCAGACGCGGACCATTTGGCTGTGAATATCTCCCGCGCATGGAAAGACACGGCCCACGGATACCAAATCGGCTCCCCAAAAACACGCAGTTCCCTACGCCGGGTAACCCTGAGCGTATCACTCAGCACAAAGATGAAAACCTTGCTGCAAACCCGAGAATACGAACAAATAGTCTTCACCAAACCAAACGGTACATACCTTCGGCCAGGCTACTTCTACACGTACAACTGGGAACCAGCACTAACTCACCTGCTCAACACCGGTGCAATATTCGCACGCCCACGAATCCACGACCTACGCCACACGCACGCGTCCTGGCTCATCAACGCAGGAGTACCACTGCCGGTTATCCAGAAACGTCTCGGGCACTCATCCATATCGACAACGGTGGACGTGTACGGCCACCTAGCAACCGACGCTGACCAGCGCGCAGCCGACGCGCTGTAACCCATGAGCTAACCGTCCCAACCTGAACGTAAACTGTGAATATCCGCCTAACCAGCAGGTCATCATTCGCTACTCCCAGGAGAAACATGTCCACCTCCAACGACCAACCACAACCACAATATGAAGTTGTCCGAAAGCTACAGCCGAAGGCGCTTGTTATCTGGGCTCTGATTCTTGTTGTCGCCATAGTCATTGCGACAAACATTTTCAGCAAAGAAGATTCGAAGGAAAAACAAAGCGTCACACAAACAAGTTTCGTCACCGTCAAATATGAAGCATTCAAGGAAGTTGCTGTCGGTGGCATACTCCCTACGCCTTCGACAAGCGAACTTAAGATTTCAACAACTTTCGTAACCCAGTCGGGCATTGAACAACACGACTATATCGAAGCGCTGAAGAGCCAAGCGGGAGATAAATACGCAACGTACAGGTTCAAGGAAGGATCTCCAGTCAGCCTAAGCGTCCAGGATACTGGCGGTCGTGGAACAGTCACCTGCCGCATTAGCGTCGACGGCATAGTGATAAGCAAGAATACGTCCTCGTCCAAGTACGGTATCGCCAGCTGTTCCGGAATCGCTCGGTAATCGGCAGCCCCGTACTCTCGGATTCAAAGAGAAGCCCCGAACCGTTTGGTTCGGGGCTTCTCTTTACCACGGCTCTAGTGGACGCGAATGTTCAGCATCAGCGCGTTCTCCGGCAAGAGGTTTTTAGCTTCATCTCGTGCTGTCTCGTAATCCTCGTGCACCGCTGAAGTGGTGCCGTGCGCACCATCGAGCTCGTAAGTTATCAGTACTTCCATAAGGCGAATTCTAGTCGAAATCAGGAAGACTAGCTGTCCACGGGTCAGCCCTGAAAGTGATCTTCTGGTCTTCACGTTGGTGCCAGGCGTGATCATCTTCGGTGCTACTCCAGGAACTATCCGCTTGCCTGATGCGTGTTGCTGACCGGGTCGGCACCCATTTCACTACCAAACGCCCGTTGTACACCCATCGGCAACCGTTCGGCGGGTACTCGACGAACAGCTCACCGGGCACCCACCCACGCACGCGAGCATGGATCTTCCCTAGCTCGTGATCGAACACTTGCACATACGGGTATTCCCGAGGCATGTAGGTACGCATGTGTTCGAAACGCGGATCGGAGTAATTTGGCACGGAACAATTGTGGCGTATCAGTCACGTTGGTCAAATTCCTAGGTTCGGTTGGTATGCTGAAGTTTCCAAACACTCGTGGCAAGCGGAAGGAATGGCATGAATAATCGTAGAAACGGATTAGGATTCACGACCTCGCTGTCCTTCCCTGCAACCGCCCCGGAAATTCGACGTCGCGCAACTAAAGCAGAGCAGGACAATAAAGTCACCCGTCTTCCAGAGAATTTCAATGACTTCCTGAAGATCACCCATGCCAACACGATGTCTTCCGAAACCCGTGAAAAGCTGGCAAAGCTCGAACCCAAGTTTAAGTTCTAACCTCGGCTCGAATGCTGAATTGGACTGACGCGGAATTCAAGCACCACGCTGATCTGCAAAAATTTACCTGCGCGCCTTTCCCCTTGCAGAAAGCAAAGAAGGAGCAAAAAAGGTCTGAGAGTAGCGACGAGGCTGACATCAAAGTCTGGGCTTCTTTTGTTCAAGGATGCATTCGCAACCTCCGTCCACCAGCTTCCGACTCAGAGACCATTCTTTTGGGGTGTATACACGGCGATGCCAATCTAGCCGCGATTTACCATGCAACAGACTTGTCGTGGGATAGCCAGACGCTTCTCGCAGCATTGAACCTCATCGGCGTAGGCATTGAATACCAAGGGCGCCGTTTGGGGCAGCACACGCTAGAAAGGTTCTTCGAGGACCTCGGCATCCGGGCGCGGAACCTCGGTTGTACCCGTATTGAAATCACGGCGACCGTCCATGACAGCAACGTTGAATGCCAGGCTCTTATCAAACGAAACGGTTGGGTGAAGCTTCACCCTGAGACTAGCCTTCGTGAATGCTCGGTATGGGGTATCTCTGGCGAGCTGGATCTAGAGCGCCCGCTGCCAAAGAGTGAGCTTCCGCTGCCCCTCGTCGAGGCAGATGAAGATGAACTGGTCGCTGAACTTTTTCCCAACGGTGGCCCGACACCCGAAACGGCTCTCGGCACCACTGTGCTGTGGCAGTCAGCACTCCTTCGCTTGGATAGCGACGACGAAACCGACCGGGACACTGCATGGGCGAATTTCCAGTATCTGACCTTCGACCCAGATGCATGGGGCAAAACCAGCGAACTACCCGAACTATTGAAGAACTGGGCCCTTTTATCCAACATCGTCCACAGCGAGACCCGCCCTGGCAAAGTGGCATACGCCAAAATGATCCCGGATCCTGGGGTGACCATGAGAGCATTCAGCGGTGCACCGCTGTATAACCTCTTGGTCATTACCCTCATATTCGATAATGAACAAGGATATTGGAAAGTCTGGTCGACAAGTGAAAATTGGGCTCCGTCAGCCAGTATGGTGCTCGGACTCGAAGAATAGAGAAATCGCCCCAACCTCCATTGGTTGGGGCGATCGATCATTTTCATAGCATCACGAAAATGGTCAGGCGGGTGATGTTTATGCCAGGCTCCCGGGGCGCGGCCGTCTCCGGGAGTCCGACGGTGCGGTGGTCGTTACCCTGCCACCGCGCAGGGGCTTAAAGTGCCTCGTGCTGGCCAGGCTGTTCCTTGGAATAAGAATCCGGTGACTTCGAAGAACCTAGCAACCAACCGAACTTAGGGCTGATATAGGTTTCGAAGAGTCGCACCACCACATAGTAGGCCGTGGTCAGGAGCAGCGTGAGCAACGCGGTCAGCGTTCCCTCAAACTCCGGATCAATTGGCAGGTTCCATGTGAACGCGAGCTGCAGAAAGAATCCCGCAATGACTGGCACGATGGTACGGACGATGGACATCCACAAGGCTAAAGCTGTCTCGTTCATGATTACCACGCCTTCACTTTCTTCAGGTTAGAAATGTACGTTTTCGTCAGGTAGCCATGAGGGTTGTTCCACCCGTTACGGCCCGAAGTGTATCCAGCCCACTTCTTCGAAGTTGCACCCCAATAACCGTCCGAAGCCCAGTTATCCGGTACGCCCTTCATCTTCTTCGTGGCGTTCTGCGCGCGGACGACTTCCTGGTACTTCGCTTCGGTCTTAGCAAGCCATTTGCCGTCTGGAACAAGGCCGTGCCATGCCTGGTACGCTTCGACATCGCGGGTGTCGAGGTTTTTGTACCCCATGGCTTTCAGCTTCTTTTTCACGTCCGCTGAGACCGTCGAGTTCGTACTTGGTTTCGACGTGGTGCCCTGTGGCTTGACCGGCGCGACGCTGGTCTTGCCTGGTGCGGACCCCGGAGTGACGTTGAACTTTTCGAATGCGAGCTCCGGGGCGTAATCCGAGTCCGGGTTCTCCCAGTCCTCCCACAGTTCGAAATGCACGTGAGGGCCAGTCTGATTACCAGATCGGTCGTTGTAACCGAGCAGCTGCCCTGCTACGACCTTGTCGCCTACCTTGAAGTGATCCAAGGGGCGCATGTGGTTGTAGCCGTTACCCTCACCGTCAGGGTTGGAGATTAGGCCACCGTTGCCGGTGCGACCTGGCGCCCACGTGCTCGTCCGGTTGCCCGGTTTGGTGTTGCGGACGATCTTCTGCCAGGTGCCAGCGAACGCCGCGTAAACAGGCCTGCCGACCTGTCCTGGTTTGGGTGGGGCTATGTCTAGGCCCTTGTGCCCTTTGTACCCTCCACGGTCACCGTGGTGGCTGGTGAGCCGGCCTTCGAATGGGCTGATCATTCCCACTGTTTTCTCCTTTGCGTTTGGTTCGGTGAGGTCGAGGAATTCTTTCCAACGGCCTTTGGCGCGCATGATTGCTGGGCAGTCTTTACCGGTCCAGTGCGCGTGGTCGTAAACCTTGTCGCGTGGAATGCCGTGCTCTTTGCGTAGGTCACGGACGACATTGGCGGCACGCTTGAACGCTGCGTCGTAGTCGCCGTCCTCGTTGACGCAGATTTCCACGCCGATTGAATTGCGGTTGCCTTCATCGGTGCCGGCGTGCCAGCACTGGGCGGTGTCCGGGAAGGAGCGGATCGCTTCGGTGCCATCCACCGTGATATGCCATGACGCTGACCGGACGTTCCCGTTGGACTGTAGGTTCGCGTGAGCTTGTGCGTCCGCGCCCTTCTTCGTGTTAGCCGTTTCGTGAACGGTAATGGACGTGCACGAGTTGATTCCGTCGTAGATCTTCTTAGTGCTCGTGACGAGCTGATTCTTCAAAGAAAGCACCCTCCTAAGTGGGTTGGTATCCACTAGGAGGGTGCGACTAATTCACTTGTGATTGTGGGAGGAATCAGGTCAGCGTAACCCCAAGAGTGTCTTGCTCACCCCACTTGGTGACCTTCGATTCAAGATCATTCCAAGTAGACCCAGCCGCGGCTTCCCACTCGTTCCACGACCCGAGCATCTCAGTGATTTCAATGACGTGCCCCGCAGGAATCACACGAGTACGTCGGATGTTCGCGGCCAGGGCGGCAAGATCATTGTTCGGCACTTCAGTGAAATTCACTCGAATGAGAATCGTGTGCTCTTTATATGGGTGCGGACCGACAAGACACAGTTTCTCCCCGGACAAGTACGGGCGGACGATGTCAGCTATCGCAGTGCGGGAACCGAGTGCAGCCAACCCGTTTTGCTTGGTGGTCTTGATGAGGGCGCGCAGGTCGGCCAGCGGGAGGATACGGTACACGTTGCGGTTGAGTCCTGCCATTTGGGCGAGCCACCTGAGCGATTCGTCAGGGCAGGTGTCCGGATTCGTGTAGTAGCCGTCCCACATCTTGTCGGACAGGTCACGGTATTGGCCACCGATCTGCCCGATGCCGTCCATGTACCGCAGTAGTGGGTGGAAGGTCTGCGGTTGTTGGATTCCAGAGAGTTCCTCGTAGGTGACTTTCCTGGTGGAAATATTGACGGCTTTGACTACGACTTTGCTGTTCGGAATGGCTTCCTGTTGATCGTCAAGGACAGCACCACCGCCAAAGAAAACGGAAAACAAGCCCGACGCTGGGGCATACAGCCACCCCTCAAGCAACACTGGGGCAGTAACATTCATTACTACAGTGTCACCATTCAAGACTATTAGGCCACCGTACCCTTCACTATCCCTAGCCGATGCGTAGACCTCAAAGCTTCCGCTCGAAACGGTGCCAGGCTCGATCCAAATTTGGTAATAGATCTTGATTCCGGGGAAACTTCGAAAGTCCTGTGCTTTATAGGTTGCCTTCGGCGTCTCAACCCACGTCGACCAACCACCAGACTCCGTCGTGTCCAAGGGATGCTCGTTGAGACCATCCCACGTGGTCAGTGCAGGGTTCTTCTGGTTCGCGTCGAGCAACTGGTAGGCGTGTGGGAGCGTTTCAAACCAGTTCACTGTCCAAGGATGAATGCCTTCTGGGTAGCTCATACGAAAGTCACCGTCACTGTTCCTAGTTTCGGAAGGGGCGCATCCCCTGGAAGGGAGATCGTGTTGTTAGCGGAAAGCACTGCACGTACCGACGGGAACTCGTACAGTTTGCCGATGATCGCGTTCTGATCAACGGTCGGCGACCAGTCCCACACGGCCGGGCTCAACCATTCAGCCAGCCCTGCTTCAATCTCAGACTTCACATCAGACTGCAAATAACCGGACGCTGCACGGACACTACACGTGATGTTCACTGTCGTAATTGTTGGTGCGATGACGTGCAAAGACAGTGAAGCGAGCGCCTGAGATTCCAGATCATCCTGCACTTCACCCATCACAGCGCTGCTCAACAGTTCTCCGGCCTCGCCCAATATCGCCACTGTCACGTGGCCTGCCACAGGAGACTTCGGCGACCCGGCAGGATCATGAAGATCCAGAGTCAACGCACGCGATACCCGCGGATCCGACAGCACCGCGTCAGTGAAGTTATCAGGGATCACCAACGTCGAATTCAAACGAGACAATACCGCTGCAGCGCGCGCCTGGAACTCTTCGTCCTCTTCCTCGTTGTCACCACCTGACGTGGCCACACTGACGGTGACGTCATCCACGAACGACAACGAATCCACGAGCTCTAACGTCGCACCGACAGGGATACCGTTCCCCTCGATCCCAGATTCTTCCGCTTCAATCTGCGCCGTACCGAACAATGTCTCGGAGGTAACGATTTCGACTGCTTCAACCGTCAGAAAATCAACCGTCTCTTCAGTCTCTTCCAACGTGTAACGCAACCGGGTACCAGTAGGTATGACTTGCAGCGGGTCAGCGTCAGACACTTGGAAACGTGCCTGCCCCTCAGCGTTGAACCCATCGTGGCGAACCACACCGTACAAGCTCATGAGCTGTTCCACGATCTGCCCTGGCAGCACCTGCAACGCCAGAGCCTCCACACCCAAGATCAACGCCAAAGATTCCAGAAGGACGACCTCAGTGTTAGATTCCCGTGGCTGCCACTCAGGCAAAGCTACTTGGGCATGCGCAATCGCCGTGTTAACTAGATCCTGCTCTCCCCCATATTCCAGGAGTGAGAGCGTTTCAACTTCGGGGATGCTGTTATCTTCAGGGAATTCAATGCTCATTTACTCGTCCTCTTCTTCATCAATCGGGTCAGCGTCTGGTTCATCGCGCTCCCACTGAAGGTGCACGGACGCTTGGCCACCGCCTTCAGGGCTGACGTTGCTGTCCGTGATCGTAACCTCATCAAAACCGAACGTGCTCAACACTGATTGGACGTCTGAACCCACATCAATGTCGTTGATTGCCATGCCGACCGGGTCGGTAATCCCGAAGCTAGGACTCAACGGACGCTCCCCAATATCAGTGAGGACGATCGCCGCTATAGCATCGTTGATTTCTTCGTCCGACCCATAGGTGGCGGTGGCAACTTGCCCAGATGGCGTGAGACGGAAAGGGAATCTGAGTACACCAGTCATCGGTCGCCCCGCTTCTTCTGCTCCCGCACAATCGTCACACCAAGGATCGCCAACGAAATGTTCAAGATCGTGTACAGCACAACATAAAGCTCTGCACGGAACGGCAACATTGGGTAGAAACTCGACGTGGTTGCCAGGATAAGTATGGCCAGCATGATGCCCAGTAACCCCATGAGCACACGGCCGGCAGGAAACTTGAACCAAGCCCCACGAGTCACACAATGCCAAACGATCATGATCACGAAAGTTTGCAACATGGCGCCACCAATCAGCACACCAGTCAATGGTTGATAGATCATGCGTGACTCCCTTTGAAAGCTTTGGTCAGGCTTTCACTGAACCCGTTCTTTGCTTTGATGTCTTGAAGCTTCTTCACTTGCAAGCCCACTTCATGTCGTGTCTGCCGGGCCGCAGCGAGTTCAACGTCAGCGCTGATCTTCGCCGCCAACGCTTCCCGTTCCTGCTGCTCGGCCAGTTTCTGCGCTCGTTCCGCTTCTTCACGTAACGCCTTGGTCTGCCACGGCCACTTCATGACCCGTCCTCCGACTTCGCCGCATCCTGAATGCTTCCCATCACCTTCGCGGTAACTTCAGAAACGATCGTCTGATCATGCACCGTCTCTGACAGGGTTTTGATGATTTCGGTTTTAGCCATGGCGGTCGCCTGCCAATGATCCAGCGACCTGGCAATGGCTGCCTTCTCCTGGTTGAGGAGCTTCACCGTCATGTCGTACGTGGCTTTCGGTATGAGCCGTCCGGAGAGAATCAGCCACACGGTGAAAGCAAGGAGTGTGGTGGCACCACCGGTGCCGACAGCGTCCCAAGGAATACCTTCGATCATGAGTGGTTCACCACGCTTTCACTGGCTTGTAATGGATCATGCTTGGAGGATTGCTTGCCAGTGGAAACCGACTGCAGCTGTACCTACGCCGGATACCCAGAGCGTCGCACCGGTGGAGGAAATGTTGCTGACACCAATCGCGGAGAACTGTCCGGGGTTGCTGATCAGTAGCTGAGCGGTGACCGCTGGTGCTGCCACGAACAGGCCTTCCGGGAACGTGATGTTGACGCTGGCTCGGTGCGTGTACGGCCCCTGATTCGATGCTGCTTCGAGGGCTGGGAAGGTACCTGAACCGGCGGTCATGGAGCGAGCCCTGAGATTGTCGAGCTTGTTCTTGTCCGCAATGCTCATCGCGCCCTTGCCCGACGAACTAGCGTCTGGGAGTCGTGCACTATTCAACACGCCACTAGTGATCTGTGTGGCTGAGTGCGTATGCGAGGTGGGAGCACGGCCAGCGATTTGAGCGTCCATGTAGTCTTTGCGAACTACAGCGTTGATGTCCGCTTGCTGGGGCCCGGTCAACAAGACACTGTGGAACTGTATGCCACCGTATTCGTTGCGTCGGCACAGTGCGTTGTTGGTAGCCAAGTAGGTGGCGTTGTTGAAGAGGGTTTTATCTTCAGGTGAGAACAGGCCTGGTTCTGAGGTGGTTGCGGTGTTTGTTCGTGATTCTTTCCAAACCGACCACGCTCCGTTTCCGTTCCCGGGGTCATAATAAGTGCGCCAGAACTTCCGGGTGCCCAACCCGTAAGTGGTGTAGTACTGGAACACCATGAGCCCGTTGGACGATGCTACGACACTGAAGTCACCGGCGAGAGGTAGAGGGTAGTTGAACCCGGAAGCCGCTTGAGCGTTCTGCGTCTGAATATAGTCTTGTGTGGTTCGGAAATCGTCAAGATCCAGCGCACCACCGAGTGCGATTGGCTGACGGACAGCCAGTGGGGAGATCGCTTGATCAACATAGGATTTAGTCGCGGGGTGTGCTCCGGCCGTAGGACTGTTGACGGCTATGTCGCCGACCGAATTCGCGCGCAGGATCTTATCCGGGCCAGCCACAGAAGAAGTATTATCAAGCTTGGCTTTATCCGTGGCCAGCATTGCGCCATTAGTACTGGTCGTAACGACAGGAATCACATGCTTATGGTCCGCACGTGCAGCGCGTGATGAAACACCTTCAGATGCGCTTCCACCTATTGCCACAGCAATCGGGGTGACACCACCAATTTCGGCGATGCCAGCCCAAGCTGTACCGGTGTTGATGGATAGTCGGCTGGTGGACTCTTCAATCCAAAACCGAAGCCCCGACGATGGTGCAGGACGTGACGAGAGCGGACCAATACCTAAGCCAGGGAGTTGGTTGAGCCGGTCAATCATCAGGTTGTGGCCGGCACGCCCCGGGATCGGGTCGGTACCCGCAGAATACTTTTTGAGCCCATGGGGCGTCGTCTCTTCAACAGCCATACGCCTAGGGTGCAAGAAACCCCGCGCCTCGTGTGGGAGGCATTGGACAGGAGTTCCCTGCGAGGTCATTCAGGTGACGATTAGTTCGCCTTTGCGACCCCAACTCGTCAGAAAACTACTTGCCCTTTACCAGTCACAATGATAATTCCAGCAGCGCGATTGGCCTCACAATGCCAAGCTCCTTCCGGCATGACTCATACATAGCAGGCAGCATCCTTTTCATCGATCAAAGCGAAATTGAAGCGTCCAGTCAGCGACACAAAGTCCTCCTAAGACCAATTAGGAGCCGCTTGTGTCTACAATTCCAAACATGGGGTTTCTATAAGCAATGGAATTCTGGAAACCGAACCAGATTTTCCGCATTCGACTTTAAGGAGTCATGATTTGTAATCGACTACTATGAGCATTTCTGCGATCGGCACATGCGCAGCGTTACTTGTTGCAATGTTGGTACCGTCCCAAGCTTGGGCCGAGACTCAGCTAAGAGCCCCAGGAGACACCGCAGCGGAAGCGGCCTCAGAAATTCTCGATCAACATCGAGATCTATCCGTTGAGGAAGCGCTTCAAATGACCCGCGAGCAGGGCCTTGAAGTGGCTACGGCTGATGCGACAAAAGCAAGCGGCAACGAATTTGAAATCCAGCTAACCCGGGCCGGGGCACGAGCAATGCATGTGACCTGTACGGGAGCTAACACTGGCGGTAAAGCTCTTGCAACACCGCACTATTCGAAAGGTGCGGGTGGAGCAATCTTCAAGACCAACATCAAGTGCACCGGCTACGGCGCTGCCACTGTAAGACTTCGTGGCCAAGGCTTGCTCTCTTTCGCTTCGGCCAAGAATTCGAACGACACTGCCAATAAGACCTTCAGATCGAGGGCGACAAGTGACTACTGGCAGACGATCACGGTCAACGGGCCCGCGAAGACTTTCTACACCCCACAGGAAAATGAGCATGGCGGTGTTGGCAAAGGGTTCTGGATCAACACATCAACCTGGTATTTCAACGCCGCAGGTGTGACGTCGACAGTAGGCAGCGAGACGAAAATTAACTTCCTGAGTATCGTAAAAAGGTAAATTCCATGATCGCTAGAAGTGTAGATCCTAGGTACACAAATGAGCAGGATCTTTCACCCACTTACCGTGTTGATTTCTGGTCCGCCGATGGTGTCAGTGAGGAATGGCGACTTACGGATGTAGAAGACGTGCACGAAGTATTTGAGTGGGTCCGATCAAATGCAATGGGGCGAGAGGCCTCGGTTTGCCTAGAATTTTCCTATCTCAGCGGAGAACAGGACAGCACGATTCTTCTGAGGCTGAGCGGCCCAGCTCCAGCGTAGGAAGAATCGTGTTGTAGGGCTGCCTAGTGGTTCAATAACGACAAAATGCGTAGGCTGGTGGAGAATCATCATTTGATCCTCCACCAGCCTATTGTTACCCGCCTGTCGCTAATTCCCGGGCTTGCAACTGCACGTCGGTAAGTCAGCACCGAAGAGGATTCATGAACGTCTGTAGCGGCATTCCTCAGACAGATCGACGTCACTCGCTTGTCAACATATATCGGCTGTTGTAGTCGCACCGCTCAGCCTCCTATCTGACTGGTCCGCGTCGTGTTGCTCCGTAGACAGTGAGTTCGCCTGATCTATCCCAATCGCCTAAGGGTGCGCGCCCCATTGAGCTGATCGTGATGATGCCTGAGCTATAGGGAAGGCAGAATGATGCGCCTTTGGGTGTGACGATTGCGATTGGCATGTTGGCGGTGAGGCCTAACTCTTGCGCGGGTAGGCCTTCGATGAAGTTCCATGATGTTGATGCGTCGCCGTTGAGTCTCATGGAAAATTCGAGGGTGTTGGGTCGGATTTGTACGGCGCAGAAGTTCGCGGCGATTGAAGTCCACCCGTTAGCGAGGTATGGGCGCAAATCAAACCACGGATCAACGTCAGGGTACGGCGACGGCAAAACGCGGTAACTAGTCATACTGCCCTCCGTAAGGTTCGCGCTTCGAAACTGAGTTCGCCGTTAGTGATTCGTGCCCCGTAGATTTGCATGAAATTGTAGGACGCGTTCCACTGCACCTGAGCGACACCGACCCCATGCAACGCTATGCGTGAAGTATGCACCGCTGGCATGAGCTCCACCGGGATTCCTTCTAAGAAACGTGTGTAGTCAGGGTCTACAGCCCCAGCAACCACTAGGCGCACATCCCAGTACACGTGGTTAGTGTCCACCGCGGCGGTGACACTGCCCGGTTGCTTTGGTGTGATCCCGTTGCTGAGCAACGATGAAATATCGTAGGTAGGCAACTGGTCAGGATACCGGGAAGCGATAAGGGGAAGATTGATTGACATTGTTAGATCCTCCGTGGTGCTGTGAACATGCATGACACTTCGGCTCGGTCAGACAGTATCCATCCGGCGTTACCCGGTAGGAAAACACGTCCGTCTGAGGTCAGAAACAATCCTTGTAAGGCAATGTCTTGCGTGTTGCTTGAAGCCGACAATTCAGCGGGCAAACCGGTTACAAGTGTGGTCGCTGGGGCTTCTGCCGTGTCCGTGTAAGCACGAATACCAATCGTGACCGTGTTCCGGTCAATGCGCGCCCAACAAGAGCCAGGGTTACGGCGACGCACGCCCGGCCCAAGCAGCCCGCTAATGTCGTAAAGCGGGTCAGCATCAGGGTAAGGCGCTGGAAGAATAGGTAAATCAAGCATCAGACGGCCTTTCTCGCCACAATGAACACGGCGTTGAACTCGGTCTTGTCACGCAAACTACCCGCGCTAGTTCGATACCAGATACGCCCGTCAGTCATCATGAATACTTGTTGTTGGGCAACGTCAGGCGTGTTAGCCATTGGCCGGAACTCTGCGGGTAACCCAATGAAAATGTTCCCGTCATCGGTGACTACTTGCGACGGGTTCACGCGCATGTTGATAGTTACCGTGTTCTCGGTAGCTTGCGCCCAACACGCGCCGTACCCAATTTCTTGCACACCCGGCGCTAGCAAAGACCGAAGCTGATAAACCGGCTTCGCATCAGGGTAAGGGGTCGGCATCAAAGGCAGATCAATCGCCACAATCACACCGACTTTCGCGTGTACTTGCCCGACAACGACAAATACTGGCCACTGTACGTATTCATCATTTCTGTGTCGGTCATCCCCAGCGAATCAGCGTATAAACTCAGCTGGTAAAAAGAACCGCCCGACCCCTGCAGCTCAATCAGGCAGATAGGCCCGCCAATGATCAAGCCCTGAATGAACCGTGGCGCAGATGCACGCAGATGCTCCGGCAACCGGCAAATAACCTTCGTCGTACCAATGAGCAACCGCCCAGCGAACTCAGCTGAGTTCCGGTCAGACAGCGCCTGGAAGTATTGAAGCCGCCCTTCAGTGCTCCACCCATTCATGAGTTCCGGGGTCAGGTCTTCCCACGCCGGTAGGTTTGGGTACGGCTGGTTAGGAACGAGCGTCACCGTCACACCGCCTTTCGTGTGTAGGAATATTGGAACGACAAGTCTTCAAGCGACCCGTCAGACAGTGTGCGCCCCGGGGTATAAAGCCGAAGCGTTCCATCCGTGCGTAAATGCATCCCGATGCTGAAGTCATGCCACGGGCTGAACGCTTGCAACATCTTGTTACCCTCAGGCACGAAAACCTCCGGCAGATTCAGTGCAACAATCGAGTTCGTGCCCCGGCGTGTCCGCAGATGCAGGTGTGCCGTGTTGCCTTCGATCAGCCCGTTGAAATGGAAAGACGAAGTATTCATTCCGAATAGCCAAGACGGCTCGATATAGGCCATGAGGTCCACCCACGGCCTATTGTCCGGATACGGCTGCGCGAGCCGCGGAAGTTCGGTCACTGTACACCCCTTGGGTAATTGCCAGAGAAGAACAGTTGATCGCCTTTGTACTCTGCAATCATCTGGGCCTCAGTTAAGCCAAGACTGAAATTCGACATGACCAGCTGACCTCCCGGCCAAATCTCGACTATGCACGACGGCCCTTTCATGACCAACGCCGTCAAGCCCTGCGACTCGCCAGGAATCAAATGCGAGGGCAACACGCCAGCTATACGGGCCGCACCAATATGCACCCGCCCCGATAGGTGGACAGTGTTCCCTTCGATATACCCGCGCAAGGACAGCCCGGCGATTGCCGTATTCCACTCGTTCACGAGAATGCCTGACAAGTCCTCCCACGCCGGAAGATTGGGGAACGGTTGATTTACGATCAGAGTCATGCCGCTGCCTTTCGTGGGTAGCTACCAGCAATCGACAAGTACTTACCTTGATACGCGGCAATCATCTGAGCGTTCGTCATGCCCAAGCTGTAAGCCGACATGACCAACTGCCAACCGCCAGACGATGCCCCGCCCTGTAACTCAACAAGGCAAGACGGGCCACCCAAAATGAGCGCTTGAACCGACAGTGGACGTATGGCCCGTAAGTGTTGAGGTAGGTCGCCGATAACGTGACTAGTGCCAACCTGTACCCGCCCGAAGATCGTCACCGAATTCTTCTCCGCATACCCCTGTAACGACTGCGCCGCCCCAGGAACACCCCAACCATTCGCAAGAATCGGTTCTAAGTCCTCCCACGCCGGTAAATCCGGGTAAGGCTGATTCGGGATAAGAGTCATGACTACTGGCTCCGTTCGCTCTTCGTGCCCAGCTTCGGGCGAGTCAAACCGATCCGGCCCACCGCTGATGCTGTCACTCCAAGCGCATAAAACGTGGGACGCGCAGACCTGGACGCCGGCAAAATGAAGTCGTGCTCCACCTGGTAAGACCAATCCGGCCACACCGAAAGAGACAACAAAGCATTCGAGCCCGTCGACGTTGCCCCGTTCATATAATCCACTCTCGGCTGCACACCAGACAGGCCAGAGACCCCCGACAAAAGAACCGTCATCTGCCACCCACAGGGACGAACGACACCAGCAACTCCCGACGCAAACGGGAAAGTGAAACCGCGATCCCCCGTACCCTTCAACAAGGCGAGGTCAATCCACGACACCCACCCATAGTCCGGATCCCATTCATGCGACACCGCGCCCTGATCCGCGGTATTCACTGCAGCCCAGGAACGCGACGGAGTACGGATACTCGCCAACGAAGCATCAACTTCCGCAAACTTCGCGTCAGGATCAGGGATAGCCATCATCGTCTGACGCGAACCACCCAACAACGCCACCAGCACACGAGCACCAACACTCGTCGCACCATGAGACGGCATCGGGCCCAACGACTCAGACCCCATCAGCTGTGGCACAACTACCCACACCTGACCATCGCTAAGAACACGTGTCACCTGACCACGCCACACCTGACCCGCAGACTGAGCACCCATCACACGCCCCAATACTTGAATCCAGGCAAACGGTACGCCGCCACAAAATCATCCACTGTAGGCCGGACAACAGTCACCAAATCACCAGTGAGCATCGTCGCGATCATCCCCCGACCCACCGTGAACGCCAGCTTCCCCGAACGATCAACAACCAACAGGCCAGCATCACGCAAACCGTTCACCGGCACACGGCGACCATCACGAGCAGTCACCGCCAACAACTGCTTGTCAGTATCCGGGGCATACTCCTCCAACGCTGTTGCAGCCGAAGAAATAATCTCCGCCAGCTCTGTATTCGGTTCCTCCTCATCGCTAACCTGCTCAAACACAAGGTCGTTCGACGAAGCAACCGTCAACTCGCAAGCCTCAGTAACCCGGGCAACCAGCATCCAAATCCACGTCACTTGATCTGATTCCTCGTCGTCACACCTTTAGGACGCAAGAACCCCTGCAACCCAACCTTGTTGAACGTCTCGTAATACGCTGCCTTCTGCCTCGTACCGGACTGCGTCAAGCAGTACACCGAGGAACCGTTGTCACGAATGACAATGGCAACGTGACCGTAGTACCGGCCACCGATCTTCCCGTATGGGGCACCCCAGCACGCAATATCACCGGCCTGCCCCTTCGCATGCTTACTGATCCGGGTAAAGTACCGGCCCTGCACGGCGCCACCGTACCAATCACGCCCGTTACCGCGTGGCCAAATCCCGTACAAGTCCTTCGCGTACTGCTTCGCCAGGCCGACACACTGAACGCCGTAACCTTCGACACCCCAACGGCCGCCCTTCTTATTGACGACCCACCGGCGGAACCACAAAGAACCATCCAGCCCCTGATTCAAACTCTTCTTCGTAGACGTCGACGATGAAGAAGACTTGGTCGACTTCTTCTTAGTGGTGGTTTTCTTCTTGGTCGTGCCCTTCGCTTCTTTACGTTTCGTTGACGCGGTCTTCTTCGCACCGGTAGCAGCTTGCTTCTCAGGGTTCACCGGACGCTCACACACCACCCGGACGGTCTCCGTATTCGTCATCGGGTAAGAGCAGGACACCACAATCCAGCGACCACCCATCTCGCCAACGTTGCCACCCAAAGCAATCTCATCGCCCGGGCGCACAGTGTCACCATTAGCTGCGACCAGACCAACCTCTAATTTCTCGTCCTTACGCCCCTCAGAACCACCCGAATAACGCGGTAGCCCATCCATCGACTCAGAATAGTCACCCCACGAATTCCACGTCAGCTGCCACGTTGAACGGCCCGGCTGGTCCATCATCCACGACGGACGCGCAAACACGAGACGGCTCCCATATTCGAACAACCACACACCGAGCTCACGAGCCAAAGCGGTCATAACATCCCACGTCGATTCACGACGCGACCCCTCAGGCTTCTCACGCATAATCTGACGCTTACCCAAACCGGGCTGAATCCAATACGACGTCATGCCCACCGCTTTAGCCTGAGAATGCACCCACGCCGACACGTCCTGGTTACCCCAGTTCTTAGCGCCGGTCTGCTTACGCAGCTTAGTCACAAACGACGACAACGCGGTCACCGTTACCTGCGGACCAGCGGGCCCACCCTTAGCACCAACATCATCCACAGTGACACTCCACGTGCCGTAACGGATCGTCGTGCCGCGTTTCAAAGACCCCGACCGGAACAACGACATGCTCGACGTATCGTTGAAAACAAACTTCATCTGCGACACCGAAGTCGTCGACACCTCCAGACCAGCACTCACGACCGTCTCCGAAATATTCGTGAACGCAGCCCCACTAATCGACAGGTTCTTCAGCTTCGCGCCATTCATCGTCGATGACATGCAGAGCGCCCCTTTACTTCTTCGGAATCTTGATCGTCTTACCAACCTTCAGCCGGTTGGGATTCGGTATCGCCTTCTTATTCAGCTTCCAAATCTCAGGCCACCGCGAACCACGCCCCAACTGCTTCGCAGCGATCTTGAACAAGCTGTCGCCCTTCTTGATCTTGTAAGTCCGCTGAACCTGCTTTTTCGACTTCTTCTTCGTCGTCTTACGACGCTTCGGAGTGACTTTCTTCTTAGCCTTCTTCTTGATCAACGCAGGAGAATCAACCGCTTGCTTGACCTTCCAATGCAGGACGGCGTAGCTGATCTGGTTGTGCCCTGAAAGTTGTTTGATTTCAACGCGGAACCCGGTCACGTGGAACCAGGTTGAAGTTCCCAAAAGGTTGGGGCCACCGGTGAACCGGACTTTCTGTCCGGTGCGAATGAGGTTCTGAAGCCGCCAAATTGGTTCGTTGATATTGTTCGTGAACGCCAGATTCGCGATCGGATGACTGAACGAAAATTCACGCATACCCGGTGTGACCATGCGAGTGAACGGGGTCTTACCTTCACGGCTAATCTCCCCGAACTCCGGCACCAGTTCGAAGTCGAAAGTCTCAGGTGTCGTGAACAGTGAAACTTTCTTACCTTTAGATCCGATCACCATCATCTGGCGTGCCGGCCGAACTGTTGGCGAATGGAATATGCGGATCCGTACACTCTTCGCCATTAGTAAGCCTGCTCCATCTTCTCGCGTTCCGCTTCCAGCGCTGCGGTCACTGCGGCCTGAACGATCCGCCCAATCTCTTCTGGGTCAGCACCTGCACCGGCTGGTACGTTGACCTGCACTGCCCCCTCTTGCAGGGTTATCGTCGCTCCTTCACGAGTTGGAGCGGGGGAAGCAGACAACGTTGGTGCAGGTTCCTGCGAGACGCTAGTAGAAGGAGTGAATTCTTCTACCCACGCTGTTGGGACACTGTCAGGGATCACGGACTGAAGGTTTGCTGGAATACGGTCAGCGATCAAAGGGTCAATCCCGACTGGCATAGTGTCCGGCACCAGGGTCTCAAAACTGGTCGGAACAACATTCGTGAACGATGACATCGCGCTAACCGGTGCCCTGTCCGGAGCCAACGACTCCACAACCATCGGTGCGCTTTCGACAATGACCGGCTCAATACCAGCCGACGTGTTGTCTCGGATCAAAGGCTCAACGTCAGTCCGCGCCTTCTCAGGAATCAAAGACTCAAGGCCACCAGACAAGCCACCACTGACCACGGCACCGCCAGCAGCCTTAGCCAAATCCTTACCCGGCGCGAACGAAGTAACCAGCGAACCAATAGTGGCCCGTGCTGGACCACCACCGGCCGGTCGACCACCAGAATAAAGATGGTTCAACGCCATAACATTCGACGGGCCAATCGCACGCACCAACTCAGGAACCAACACCGCCTCACCCGGCGAAACAAGCATCAACTCAGAATCAACGCCTGGAGCATACCCGTCAACGATCGCGCCACCCGCAGCAGCTGGCAACGACAAGTACACGCCACCGCCACTGTTCGCAGTCTGACCACCTCGACCGCGCGCCGTCGACACCGTACCGTCACTATTCGAATACGTCGGCGCCGTGTGCGTCTCCGAGTAGATCGAATTCTTGTGCGTCGTTACCCACACGTGAGCGGTCTTCCCGTCCAGCTCATTGACCACACCAGTGGTTTCTTCAGCGATGCGCTTAGCTTCTGAAGACATCCACGAGTCGATTTTTACGCCGTCGGGGATGCCAAGAATATGACGTGTTAGGTCGATACCGGCCTGACCGGTAATACCGAATGCATCCGCAGCCTTGATCAGATCGTTGTAAGTGCCGGTAAGTTTCTGTTGCAGTACGTCTTGCCCGACGCCTTCGTTCGCCATGGCTTTGACCTGGTCCATGCCACCGCGCGCCAAGTCTTGGAAGGCCGAGTTTGCCTTGGCTCCGGCTTCCGTGGTCAAGTCAAAGTCAGTTTTGTTCTGGTTCAGAACCCCAGCCAAACTACCGTTCTTTTCAATGAGTTCGTCGACGGTATCACCGACGGCGCGCAAGGCGTCCTGGTAGTTAACTTGGGCGTCACGGGAAGACATGACTGCTAGGCCGGTCGCGAAGAGGAACTCCAAGTACTTTTCCATGTCGCTCACTACGCCTTCGAGAGTCAACCCGACCTCTGCGAGTTCCTCCTCCATGGCAGCTAATTCCTCTGCCGTGGGCCCCGCAGCCTCGCTGAGCGCAGTTGCGCCGGATGAGAGAGCATCGAGTGCATCGCCGGCAACTGGTGCGGACAACGCGATACGCCCCATCGCCAAGTCAACCAATCCTAATTCGTCATTGGGATCAATTTGCAGCCCTTCTCCCGTAGCTAGACCCACGAGCGCCGACTTTAACTCGGGCGTTTTATTAATCAACGACGCAACCTCATTGTCATTGAGCTCTAGTTGGGTGGCCATGTCTTTTAAGGCATCAATGCCCTGCTGGCTCTCCCCAAGGTCAATAGCCTTCCCGATACCCTTCATGGCTTCTTGGAGCTGGAGCGCATCCTCAGTTGCCTTACGTACATCGCCCATCGAGAGGTTCTTCTGGAACCAACCAGTTAGGCCGCCCAAGCTATCCATCGTTCCTAGTGCCTCGATAGCCCGCTTAGCGTTCGCTGCTTCCAATGTCACAACGCCGAACTGATCTTTCAGACTCTTAGACGCCGATTCCGGGAACAAAGAGCCACTCCACCCGTCAGTGTCTCCAAGTTTCATTGCACCAACAACAGCCTCACTGCCACCTGTCTTGATGAGGTTGAAATACTCCTCAACATCGGGGCGGCCTGCCCTGACTGCGTCGTTGATTGCTTCAATCCCTGTTTTTGCGATCGTGATCGCTGCGACCGCTAGCCCAGCGGCCACGAATCCCTTTTCCACGGCGTGTGCACGACGAGACAGGCTGTCCGTGGGTGCGATTAAGTCGAATATCGCGTTACGCATTTCCATGACTTTTGGAATCGCAGCTCCGGACAACAAAGCTGCACCACCTACGAGGATAAAGGCGGCATTGGCTTGCAACAGCCAGGACGGGAGTTCACCAATCCAATCCACCAAATCCTCCGCTCCTTGTACCATCAGGCGTAGAACGTCATTGGCACCAGATCCGGACTGCAGGAAGACCGTATCAAAAGATCCTCCGAGTTTTTCTAGGTCGCCAGCCAAATTGTTCTGCAGGTCGGCGGCTGTCTTGGCCGCGTATCCGGAGTCATTGACTTTGTCAGTCCATTCTTGGATACCTTCTGCGCCCTGCTCGTATAAGACGTTGGCGGCACGGACAGCGTCGGAGCCGAAGATGGTGGCCATCGCGGCGTCACGTTCAGCAGAGGTCTTGTCGCCGAGACTCTTGGACAGCTGGCCAGCAAGTACGTCCATTCCGGCGAACTCGCCATTCGCGTCATACATGTTGATCCCGAGCTTCTCCATCTCCCTCGCAGCTTCCTTGGAAGGATTGGATAGACGCTGCAGCATCGTCTTCAGCGAGGTACCAGCATCAGAGCCCATGAGGTTGGCCGAAGCAAACGCTGCCAGTGTGCCCGTAGTTTCTTCAATGTTCAGTCCAGTCGCGGAAGCGACAAGCCCTGACTGGCCCAACGCCATGCCTAGGTCTTCCACTGAGCCCATAGCCTTACCAGCACCGGCAGCCAAGAGGTCGGCGAGGTGCGGAATCTGGTCACCAGAGAGTTTGAACTGAGTCATTGCGCCGGACGCGATTTCAGCCGCTTTCGACACGTCCAATTCACCGGCAGCAGCCAGCGACAGGGCACCTTCCAAACCACCGGAAAGGATCTGCTTGGTAGAGACACCAGCTTTACCGAGCTCATTGATCGCCCCGGCCGCTTCTTCAGCCGAGTACGCGGTGTCCGCACCGTACTTCATGGCCGCGTCACGCAATAGAGCCATGTTCGCGTCGGATTCTTGGGTGAACGCCTTCACCTGAGACATGGCCTTATCGAAGTCGGCGTAAGTATTCAGCATCTTGCCGAATCCGAGCGTCATCGCACCGCCGGCGATAGCGGCTGCAGGGGCAAGGGTCTGCAATGCCTCGCCCTGTGTGGCACGCTCCCGAACCTTCGGCGCGACCGGTTCCTGCGCGGCAAGAGCCTCATTCTGGCTGAGAAGATCAGCTTGCGCTTCTTCCAGGTTCCCCGTAGCTGTTGCGACAGCCTGCAACGCCTTCTCCTGCTTATAGCGTGCCGCTTCCAAATTCTTCTCAGCCGTCAACACCGACGTACTGTTACCGTCAGCACGAGACCGTGCCGACTCCAACCGTTGCTCAGCGATCGTCACACTCTTAGAAGCCTGCTCAAAGGAATGAAGCGCGTCCGCACGCTTCCCCGTAGCCCGTTCAAGAGCTTTCTCCATGTCCGACTGGGCGCCAGTCGCACGAGCAGTAGCCTTCTCAATAATTTCGGACGCGGACTTAGACGATTCACCTTGACGCTTGTTCGCGTCCTCAACCGTCTTAGCGGTCTTTTCTACGTTGCGTTCAACTTTGGTGAGCGGGGCAGAAAGCTCGTCCTTCAATGCCGCGGTCAGAGTGACTTTGCTGTTGAGCATTCCTGCCCCCTCTCACTTGTTGTTCTTTGCTGCTTCTTTGTCATCGTCCGCATGGATCAATGCGGCGGCTTCTCGTGCTGCGTTGACGCGCCAGTCGCGCTCTAGCAGGAGGACAGCCGGATCAATACCGAGCCTGCGTGCAACGCGCGCATAGTATTTGAACCGGTTGTCATCCCGCAGGTGGTCGACTAGCCGTCTGACGGGTCCAATGGGGTCAGATCCTCCGACCAGCCAGCTTCACGAAGAATCGCGCCACCCATGGTCGCGGTACCCGCATCAGACAAGAACTTGCGGATCGCCAACAGAACATCGTTCGGGTGACCCATGGATGAAAGGAATTCATCCGAGTTCAACAGCAGTGGGTCGCCTTCGCCGTCGATGACCTGCTTCTTGTCCGGGCCAATGCCCTTGTAAATGCCGATGCACTTTTCAGCGATGAGAGTGGCGCACATCTTCGCGTTTGAGAACTGGTCACCACCCTTGGCGTTACGGGACTTGCCGTTGCGTCCGCCCTTGTCGTATCGCTTGATTTCCGACTCGGAAACTACAGCGGTGAATTCGAGTGACCAGTCACCAGGACGGTTGGTCACGGGGAAGAACACGATGTTGTCAATTTCCTTGGATGCTGAATCCAAGAATTCGCCGAGCAGGTCATCGGAATGGTCAAATTCCTCCTCCTGCAGCTTGAACGCTTCCTTTTCTGCGTTTACTGATGCTGCCTCTGCTTCGAAGCCGTATTCTTCGCCTGAGTCATGGTTGGTGCTCAAAGGGTTCCCCTAAGGTTGGTGGCATAAAAAATGACACCCTCACCATCGTTCTGGTGAGGGTGTCATTGTGGGAGGCGTGAGTTTTAGGCCAGCCCGTTGGTTGCGAAAGTCATGGTGACTTCCGACCGGTCGCCCACGGCGTTCGAGTCCACTTCAGGGAAGTTGATACCAACCAGCAGGCAGTTAGGGTAAACGAACGGCTTGCCCTTTTTCATCAGGTTCGTGTCAGTTGGCTGAACGGTGATGGTGTGGCGGGTACGGTTCACGTTCTTCGCCATTTTCTTGTATGCCTCAGCGAACGCAATGTTGAAGCCACGCACGACGGTAATGTTGTCGTGAGTTGGTGGGGTGCCAATGATTTCTTCCTTCATCGATCCACCGTTGCGGTACTTCACCGGTTCGCCGGTAGGGTTACCGCCAGTCTTGGTGTTCCAGTTACCTGATACACCGCTCACGGTCACGATGAACTGATTCTTTGTTGACGTAGTCATTATCGTCTCCTTTCAGTGCTTAGAAGGTGCCCTGCAACGGGACCTTGATGATTTCAACCTTGATCAGGTCAGCAGTCGGCGACAAGCGAACCATGACGGTCACGTTCAAGACGTTCTGGGCCAGCTGCGACAGCGGGTTGTTGGACTGGTCGACGATGACCCGGTAACCCGGATCAACTTCTTCCTCGTCACGGGTCAATGCGAAGAACCCGCCAGCATCCGAGATAGGAGCCAAGAGCCCTTCAACTTCGGACTCGACGCGTCCCTGAAGGTGCCCCAAACCGTCGATCGGTGCACCAACATAGGGTTCCAAAATGGCCTTCAGCTCACGCCCCAGGTTGTTCAGCACGTCACGGTCTGACAATGCAGACATTTCAGGGTTGGAAGCCAACGACGACCAACCGTACAAGCGCACTTTAGTACCAGTGGTCACGATGCCGTTGACCTGTGCATCGTTCAGCCGGTTGTTCAGGTCAGTGTTCACCGGCACGTTAGTGCCAACGATCCATTGAGTCTGCGCAATGTCGCCGAATGGCTTACGCCAGTAACCGAACTGGTTGTGTGCACGGGCACGTACTGCAGCGATATAGCCCTCTGGGCTCAGGGTGCGGGTACCGGAACCGTCAGGGATGACCGCGTGACCGTAGAACAGGCCGGCAGAGTCACTGACGTAGTCCTTGGCCAGTACCATCACGTCTTCAGCAGTGACACTGATTTCAGGCGACAGCAACGCAATACGGTTAGTCGACTTAGCGTAGTCGCTGAGCAGGTGACCGATCACGGTGACTGGGTAACCTGGGGTAGCCACGGCACCGCCTTCACCGAGTTCGCCGGCAAGCTTCATCGCAGCAATAACGTGATCTGCGGTGATGTTGGCGCGGTCGTCGGTGCCACCGGTCAGGTCTGTTGCTGCGATCTGCGCTGGCAGGTTGCCTGGTGCTGCGGTTGCCGACCCCAAGTCGATGAGGTTGACCAGTGAGGATGTTGCCGAAGCGGCTACCAGATCAGCGACAGAGGTACCGATGAAGCGTGCCAACGACACACCGCCCTGGCTGATGGTCAGGGTCACGGTTCCAGCGTCGACAGCGACAGCTGCACGTAGTGGAACGATGTTCGCGCCTGGGTTGACGGCTTCAACACGGATCGTTTCCACGGTGGAACCGTCCATGAGGATCAACTGATCCTTGGCAGCGGCAGGGCCGACGACACGCGAAACGATGAGTTCCGAGCCGCCTTCTTCGAAGAACATGCGTGCCGTGTCGTAAGCGTTCACGCTGTAAGGTGCGCGGGAACCGTACACGGATTCGTAGTCTGCGATGGAGCGGATCAGAACGCTACGATCCACGGGGCCACCGGTAGTAACGGCACCGATTTGGAAGCGTGCAGATACTGGCCCGTCGTTGGTTGGACCGGATCGGATGGTAGTGGAAATTTCAACGCCGATTTTACTCATTAGATGATTCCTCCTTCACTGTCTTTGGCTTGGGCTTTGGGATCGGAAGCCGCGGCTTTGGTTCGGCTGGGATTAGTAGCTGACCGGTGTTGAGCAGCTTCTCGGTCAGTGGGTCGGTAGGGTCGGCCAGTACCGAGGAATGGCCGTCGACTTGGCGCCCGTCAGAGCTGTAGATCACCTGGAACGGGTTTGGATTATGGACACGCACGAGATCACTCATGCGATCACTCTGAATCCATGACAGTGGTGAGTGTGGGAGGAATGACTTCTGCGCTGTGCGGATACATGAGCCCGATTTGCAGGCCGATCTTCCCAGGCAACATGTCCGGGTTGAACGTCGCCCCGATCTTCTCCTCAGTACGCACCTCAAACTCAATGAACGACGCAGACAGGAACTTCTTTGACTCCTCGTTCTGCATTGCTTCGGAGAAGGACTCACGGAAAGACTCAGGCAGAATTACGGCCGACTCATCCTCTTTGGCCAGTAGTGTCCGGCTCATCAATAACGACGCACGAAGAATGTCAGTGAGGCGTAGCTGCGCCAACGTGGTGCTGTTGTAGTCCGAACCGGTGACGAAACCGTACACACGAAACGCGTACAAGAACTCGTACACGTCATAGAACCCTGTCGAGCTCTGTAGCCGTGTGGTGTTTCGTGGCCCGGTGACCAACTGGTCGATCATCACCGCAGGGTACGCGTTGATCGCTTTCGTGTTCACGTACTGCGGATGAATGTTCTCCGGGCGAGGTAACGGCAACACACCGGGGTCAAAGGAGCGTTCCTGGTTCATCATGTTCACCACGTCCGGGATGCGACGCACCAACGACTGGTGCAAGATGGTCGTCATCGCCTCGTTGCCGATCATTATCAGACCACTCCTTCAACCAAATGTTTTTGTAGGACTTTCGCCCATTCGAGCTGCTCATTCACTGGTACGTCACCGATGAGCCGACGTGCTGGCATGTGCCGTGTCCCGTACTGGTGGTAGTGGGCGTAAGGGATCTGTGTACCGACGGTCATCGAGGTTCGGGTGAGCTCACGAATCCCGAGCTTCCCCGCCAAAGACTCACGCAGGTCTCCGCCACGGTCGAGGATCTTCTTCCCCGGATGATGCGTGGCTTTCCATTTGGCGTAGTTCGGACTCAAAGGCGACCAGCCACCAGACATTGTTGCGCCCTGGGAGTCGAAGTTCCGGCTCTGCAAATCAGTGAACCGGTCAGCAAGCTGATCCCAAACCGTGGTTATGTCGTCCGCCTGGTGCTGGAAACGTTCCAACACCATGGCGAACGTGTCGAACCCTTCACCACTGAAAATCATTCCGGTGGCCATGAGTCACCACTGCATATCGTCAGTAATGGACGCTTCACGGAAGGTCCCCCGGATACTGCCCACCGACGACCCACCGGTCTTAGGATCGTCCTGGTCCTTGAGAGCCTGATCCACGGCTTCAGCCAACGCGTCAAGGTCAGTGTTGAACCGTGCCCACAGCTCAGCAGAGTAAGACGTTTGATCATTGATACCAGCTTTGGCCGGGAACACCGCAGAGATAAGCGTGGCCGCGGCACCAACGGTGATGATGCCCCGAGCCGTGTTTTCTATGCTGGTGAGAACCGCTTCAGTTTTGATGTAGTGACGGCGTAACAGTCGGCCGTCAACAACACCCGTAACGTCAGCAATGAACGCTTCAACCGTCTCGTTGGTAACCGTCGCATCTTCAGCTCGTGGCCCCCAGGTGTCAGGTGGGGTTCCCTCTGTTTGCGTCGGTTCAGCGGCAAGACGAACGTGCGGGGCCAGCCCCAGCACACGGCTGACACTGACCCCATCACTTAGTTCTGCCATTAGGCTGGCTCAACCATTCCACGGCTTAGGAGCCATTCGGCTTGTGCACCGGTCAGGGTGACAGTCTGACCTTTGGTGTGCATTCGCCCGTCTGCGCTTCCGATTGCGGTGGCGAGGACAATGTACTCCCCTTCGCCTGCAACGGTAGCCACAGCCTCCGGGTCGTTATCTCCCCCGGTTTCTGGTGCCACCGGCTCCTTAGTGGATTCGTCCTTCACCGTGTCATCTCCCGACGATACGGTGGCGTCTTCAGCCTTACCTTCTGCAGCGACCTTAGCCGCCGCTTCCGGATCAACGAACTGAAGCAACCCAGCACTAACGCCAGCACCCTGCTCACCGGTTTCTGGTGCCACCGGCTCCGTATTAGCAGCAGTAGCCTTCGCGGTCGTACGCTTCGTGGTAGCCACTATTCCTCCTAACCGAAGACGAGCTTGGTGATCGCCTTCGGATTGGTGATGACCGGTACGTTCTCGTACCAAGCCTGAACACGCTGAACGTTGCGCTCATCAACGGCGTAGGTCTTGACCTGAAGGCCACCCATCTCGTCACGCAACGAACCGATGATCTTCGACTGGAAGATGAACATTTCGCCGCGCTTCACCTTGGAATTCTTGATCCAGTGCAGGTTGGCGATGCCGTCCATGTCACCGGACAGAACTGGGTTCAATTCCTTGGATTCGCGTGGGAACTGCTCCCGGATCGACTTGTCACGCAGGAAGTGCTCCAACGCGTCCAGGGGGTTGATGAGCACCGAGTCAGCAACGTAGCCGTACTCTTCGAAGGTGTCGTTGACCATGCTCACACCGGAGTACACGTCACCGACCTTGTCAGAGCCAGCAGCCCACGGCGAAGTAGGGGTGAACACGTTGATGTCCGGGTCAGTGACGATCGCGTTCAACGCGACAGCAGTGTTCTTACGACGGCAAGCAGCTTCCAGGTAAGCCTGCTTTTCCTTCCACGTGGTGGTCTCGTTGCGTCGAATGGCGGCATCGGTCATTTCGATAGCAGCACCACGCTGCTTGACCTTCTCCACCAGGTCGGCGCCTTCACCGAAGTCCAGGATCGGGAACGAGGCACCGTAAGCGACTTCGGCAACGTCACGGCCGTCCAATGGTTCGTGCTGGCCGGTCACACGGTTGTAAATCACCGCGCCACCCACAGCGTCACCGCTAGACAAGGCGTAATCGGCCAGAGTCTTACCGTCGATGTTCGGGGAAAAAGCGTTCTTCAAACGGGTCACGTTAGTGATGAGACCCTTGAGGTAATTAGGGCTAATCGGCTGATCTGGGTACATGGCGTGTATGTCCCTCCTTCCTAGTAGAGAAAAATAGCTGCGTCGGCGCCGGTGGCACCGGCCACCGCAACAATGCCAACTGGGCGGTCGGCTGCTTCAGCCTTGGTTGCCTTGCCGTCTGCAGCGACCTTGACCAGGTCACCCACAGCAAGATCCACGGCGGCCACCACAGGGATGTGGTCGTGAGTGATCAGGTGAATCACTTCACCGACGGCACCGTCGTGTGCTGCAACACCGGCAGGGGTGTCACCTGCTTCGGCTGGCGCAATGTTCAGTAGGGACATGGTTCCACCGGCGGCATACTTCACGAAGCGCTTGCCGAGGACACCCGCACCGGTCACCTTGCCGGTGACGTGGTCGGGGTTAGTGAAAAGTGGGCGTGCGACTGGCATTACTTGTTTCCTCCATTCAGGAATTCAGCGTCAACTTTCAGCTGAGCGTTGAGTACCGCATCTTCAGTGCCGGCTGCGAAATCCGCAGTATCCGAACCGAATTCGTGGGTGTGAAGTACCGGCTGCAAATTGGTGAGCAGTTCAGTGGTCTGCTCCTCGTTGGAGGCCAGAAGGGTGCGGTAGTTCGCTTCGTCCTTCGGGTGGATGCGACCTTCACGCTTAGCGGTGGCGATGATCGCGTCATGACGACGAACGGTTTCGGCTTTCTTGGAAGCCAGGATTTCCTGTTCGGCAGAGGTCAGGCGTGCCTGCATGTCCGCGAACTGGGCGGCGCTCATCTGCACGGTGGCAGGAGCGGTGGTTGAGGTGGTGGCTTTGGATGCAGCGATAGGTTCAGGCACGACTTCTTCCTGCGCCTGTTCCTGCTCGGTTTCCTTGTCCTCGGTGGCAGTGGTGCCTGCTTCATCCTCAACAGGTGGGGTGAGTGCAGCCAGCACGGCATCATCGGTGACTTCTGCGGAAATCAGGCCCTGTTCGCGCAGCTTCTTGATCTGCTCTGGGGTCACGATGTCCTCCTTGCTTTCAGTGGTGCGGTTTGCCGCCAAGATGACTGCCGGCTTCTGTACATGCACAGAATGTGTTCCGGCACTTTTGAAGTGTGGGATGGCGCTGTTTTGTGCAACTGGTTCAAAAGTGGTGCGTCGTACGACTGGTTCAGGCTGACCTGAAAGGGTGATGGTGCCGTCAGCGTTGATCACGAACGATTCACGCAGGTATGCGGAACCGCCGGTGGTTTCATGCTCGTAAATCACCATGGAGTCATCCAGATCAGTGACCCACACGTATTCATTCGCAGTGGTTCGGCTGTCCAACGCGGTTCGCAACTGGTTACGCAGTGATTCGAAAGTGTGGCCACCGGTGAGGGCGAAGTGCCCCGCCGAATCAGTCACGTGCTGAATAACAGTGGGTTTCTTCCCCTTGGAGAACGCCTCATGGATCGCACCCAAACCGGACACGGCAGGAGCGAACTCCCCCAGCAACGCGACAGCAGTCAGCACGAACGGGAACTCAGCGAGAACTTCCCCTTCAGCGTCCTTCATGATCACGTCGGGCGTGATTTCCACCGAACGGTACGGGTAAGCGCTGGCCATGACGGTGGCGAGGTCTTCAGGGATGTTGATGTAGTCGCCCCACAGGGTGCCACCTTCGTCATCCGTGATACGCAGGTTGGTGACTTGCCCGTACGCTGGCGCGCCGTCGCCCTCAAAATAGTCGGGGTTGTCGAACCGGTCATCGAAGTGACCGATCTTGATAACCCCGGGGTCGAGTCGTTTGTCCTGGGACGCGGCAAGAATGTTTTCGAGTAGGTCGAGGGTGACCGTGCCGTCCCCTTGGACTGGGTGCCACTGGCCGACACGGAACAATGGCACGTCCGTGACAGTCGTGTATGTTTTTGTGGTCTCTGTTTTAGCCATGCCCAGAGTATGTGGAGCGTGCTCGGGTTGTGGTGGGAGGCTTCAGGCTGACGCTAGTTCCCCGCCATGTTGTAAAGAAAAACGAGTGTGCCGCGGCACCGGGCTCCACCACGGCACGCACCGTAGTAGCCGAACCCGTACTCTATTTTGGCTTGTTCCATGTCCTCATATTTGGTGCCGTCCACGGCAGCGCAAGCAGGACAAGTGTTACCGTCGAGTAGTTCGCTGGCGTAAATATCCGATGGTTCCAGATCCTCAGCCGTTTCAATCCGGGCAAGACCAGTAGTCGCATTCACTGATTGTCGTGCTTGGTCGATCGCCCCGTCAGGTTTGATCTTGGTGACCAGCTCATCCAACAACGCGTCCCTAGTCACGGGCCCACCCAACATCACTTCAGGCTGAGCAAAGTGCTCCTGAGTTTTCTGGTTGATCCACGTCCACGCTCGCGCCACCGGTGGACGCGACAAGCCACCCACACGTGAACCAAGATCCACGCCAGGAACAGGGAGCTTCCCACCCTGCCGAACGTACTCCTCATGCACCCGCGCTGATGCCGCCTGAAACTGGGCCAGAAGCACCGCCTGAACAGCGAGCGTCGCATCAGCCAGGATCTTCCGAACCTTTGCTGGAGTGTTGTCCTGCAACTCGGTCAACCGTTCCATAGCATCCATGGGGGTGACACTGGTCTTGGTACCAAAGATGAACGCGAGGATCTGCTCCAACAAGCTCAAATGGGTTTTCTCCACCACCTCAGCAACATCATTGATCGCCGTGTCTAGGTCGTTCTCCAAGTCCCCGAAACGAACTTTTGCGTCATGCTCATGCTCATGCAACGGCCGGACAGCATTCTTCGGTGATAACCCGGCTTCACGTTCAGCGAAGATCAGTTCGTCCGTCAGCTGCTCAACAACCAGTGTCGCAACAAGGTCAGCGCACTTCTCACACACTCGTCTCACCTGCCGTGGCCCGGCGTGCACGCAACGTCGCAACACGGTTCACCAACGCGTCGATGTCTTCCTCGTGCTTCAGGCTCATACCAATGTTTGCGAGTGGGCTCGAACTGGTTTCTCGACGAGACCCGGGGTCGGAGACGGGTAGGCCGTGGCTGGCACGAATGTAGTCCTCGAGTTTCTCGTCGACACTAATCACACCAGCGTTCACGAAAGCGGCAAGGTCCTCAGCAGTAATGCCTTCATTCGCAGCCAAGTTACCTGGCGACAGCACAGGGTATGGGGTGCCTTCACCAAAGTTCAGTTCAACAAGGTCACGAATGACATGCTCAGTGACGGTTTCGGCGATCTTGTTTGCAAGGTGCTGGATGGACCGGATGAACAGCTTCAAGTGTGTTTCACCCAGGGATCGGGCGCCGGCGTCGTGCCCAAGGTCGAGGAACATCGCCAACGCTGACTTAGCGATTTGCTGATCGTGGTAATTGATCTTGGGCAGCAGGTCGACCACGCTGCCGGACATTCCCAAGATTTCAACGTTGTACTGTGACCGCTTATGCGAGATACCCGCTGTTTCGCCAGCACGCAAAGTACTCGCGATCCGGTCTGCCTCGTCCTTCGTGCCGTCGTCATCCGTGTCGTAGGTGACTACGGGGATTCCCATGCTGTTGCGTTCACCAGCTTGCGCATCAAGTTTGACGAGAGTTTCTTTAATGAACCACGGCCGGTACGCGGTACGGAGGATTGAACGGCCAGTCCAGTCCGCACCCTCTTTACGGTGCGTGTACATGACCAGGTTCTCTGCCGGGATACGAATGTCTTTCCCGTTCGCGGGGCCTTGCTGGACGATAGCTTTCAGACCACCGTCTTTCTCCACCTGTATCTCCGTAATTGACCGTGGCAGGCGCGGGGCAAGCTTCCGCAGGTGAATGATTTCCGATAAACCAATATCGGTTTGGTCTGGGCGTGCCGGGGACACTTCGTAGACCTGCTCGAAACACATGAACCCTGCCCACACCATCGTGAGGACTTGTTCAAGGTGCTCCAACCAGGAGATCCCCTGCCGTCGTTGCCGACCAGACATAGCTTTACCAGGTTCAGGCAGTCCTAGTTCGGTGCGGACGAGGCGTACGACGTGTTCGTCTACGCCTTCCACGTTCAGGTCCCATTGTGCGGAGAGGATCGGTAGGCCGATTGCGTTGAGCACGGATTCGATTTGCGCGTCGGTGCGTACTCGGTCGTACACGGCGATGCTGTTCGGGAATGCGAGCTCACCGTTGAGTTCCAGTGGTTCGACGGTTGACACGACTGTGTTGCCGCGTTTCGCCGTGACGATACCGCTGGGCGTGCCGGTCTCTTTCACATTCGGTTCTAGTGTCTTCTCCATACCCTGTAGGGTGTGCGAAAGCCCGGCCCCCATGTGGGAGCCGGGCCATCAATGACTAGTTAGCTTCTAACCATTCTTCAAGAGTAGGTTCATACTTGCTGATGACCTCGCTGTTTGCTTTCACTTGAAATGTAGTGACTGCGTAATCTAGCGCCCGCGTCGTCTTTTCCAGATCAGCTTGGTCAGATTTTGACATGTAGTAATCAGCGATTTTTCGGACCCATCCCGCCGTATCAATCAGGTACATATTGAAGTAGTAACGAGACGGCTTCTGCTCATGCCGCAGATCAAAGAGCAGCTTTTCAGCTTCGTTTTGTGGCTCTTGGGATCGTCGAAATAGCCATAGTTCAGTTCGACGAGTGTCGTGCAGTATCTGAATAAGGCTCTGCATGCATCGATAAATCGTTGCGCTATTTGAATCGTGCTTCGCTCGTTCGAGGTTAGCGCAGTGCTGTCTACCTTGTTCAATAATTTCCTCAGGGTCAACATCTTTGTCCAAGTAAACTTTGTCAATGTATTGGTGAAGGCCCCACAAGGCATCCGCAAACCTCTCTGATGAAACGAAGTATTCCGATTCATCTTTGAGCTTTCGCGCTTCTTTCAATGATTTCTTGCTGATTTGAAGCGCGACGATTACGCCTATCGTAGTGATCACTATTCCGAGCAACGTGACGCCGAAGACCCACTGGTCGAAACGACTAACGGGTGCGTAAACGTCGCAGGATAGATATTCGTCCTTTTTATGCGATAGATGACACGTAATCTGTTCGGCAGTGATCATAACGAGAATTCTATGCAAAGGAGGCTTGCCCCTACTAACTAAGTAGAAACAAGCGTCCTTTGTTGTTGTCACGAACCTAAGCCTCGGTTTGGTTCCATTCTCGGTGTTGTTGGCGGTTGTATCCGTTGGCGTGGCCGAGGTGGATCCCGTGGCAGTGTTCGCACGTGTAGACCGCTGAGTTGTCGCGGTAGTATTCGCGGTTCTTTTTCGCTGCTTTACGGGTTGGAAAGATTACTTTGCCGGTGGTTTCGCAGATTCCTGCGAAGGTGAAGGCGAGTTCTTTCGCGGCCCATTGTTTACCTTTCCTCCATTTGGCCATGGGTTCACCGGGTGTAGTGCTTGTCTAGCTGGTGTAGGTGGGCTGGGGTGATGCCGTGTCGTGGTGCTGGTGGTGTCGCGTGGATGCCCTGTTGGGCTGCCCAGAGCGCTGCTTGGTGCTCGCTGGCCAGGTCGTCGTCGAACCAGGCGATTTTGTCACCGGATTTGCGATGCTTTTGCATGAACGCACGGATGGACACGAGTTTCCCCCACTCACCCATGGCATCTTCAGTGGACAACCATGGGGCTTCTAGTGCGCCGTCGATGCCTATCTTGTGGCCGAATGCTGGTGCTGCGCTCTGCCATGTGGTGAGCCAAACCAGTCGTACATTGTGTGCATCCATCACCTGGTTGAGTTCCATGACCATTTGAGGTGACACTGTCTCACCCCACCGTTCACCTGTGACCAGTTCGTAGTCTGGCCATGCCTGGTGATTGCGGACGTCGTCTAGCAGGGCTCCGCAGGCGTTGAGGACACCGTCAATGTCGAGAAAAAGGTAGTTCGTCATTCTTGCCCCTCAATTCTGTTGCTCGGTGACTGGTTGGTGGAGGTTTAGCCCGGGCGGGGTGGGTGTACCTTCGATGATGATCCGAGTGTTTGGCTTGACTGGGACGTCGATGCATCCGGTTTCGAGCACGATGATCAGGGAGATCTCGGTGTGGCCGATCACCCTCCTGCTCTCGGTCAGGTTCCTGCGGTCTACCGCGTAGTCGGCGCGAGCGTCGATTCCGACCAGGACACCGGTGACAGCTGACTCCTTGCCCTGGATGCTTACGGGTTTTCCGAAGTCGTTCGCTGACAGGTACTTGGCTTTACGAGTGATGGTCATGCTTGTTCCATTTCAAGTTGTTTAGCTGCTTTGTCTACAGCGGATGCGAGGGATTCTTTGTCAAGATCTGCGTGGCCGGCAGCTACTTTTGCTAGGTGGTACCCGTGCTTGCCGTACCCGTACACTTCCGCTGGAGTTGGTTTGCCCGCGAGTACGGCGAGTAAGTGAAGGGCGGCGATAGACCCAGCTTTTGATACGACCACGTCTTCAGGATCAAACCGGGAATCCTTAATAACCTCTGGCACGAGTTTCACGAGCCGGGTAGCCAGTCTCTCCACCTCGACATGCAACGTATCCCGGTTGGCGCGCGCTGGGTGGCCTTGCTTCTTGCTCACAGTGCCTCGGGCCTCGCTTCGAGTGCTTGTTCCGCTTCGGGGTCGTATTTGTACCCGTAGTAGCTGATGCGAGGCAGGTTCAGGTTGCGAGAGTCATGGATAGAGGTGAGCTTGTTCCCGATGACCGTGGCGAACGAATCAATATGCTTTCTCACCGGGTAGGCAATCCCGCAAAGAATCTCCACCTGATACTCGGTAACGTCCGGATGGTCTTCCAGTTCGGGTAGTGTGTCGCCCACACGGTATGCAGACATCATGTTGCTATACGCTTTCGTCTGCCACTCCCTATCATCAGAGTCGTAGAAACTATCAAACATCCCCATTGGTGTCCCCCAGTCCTAAGCGGTTTGCTATGTCATCTTCTGCTTCTGGGGAAGGTTCCGAGGTGTTGCCGTTCTGGGCTTCTACCTGCACACCGAGCGCTTGCCAAGCAATTAGGTTCGCCGTCCTCTGTTCGAATGCGAGGGCGAGCATGGCTTGTGCGACCGCCCAATCGCCGTCATTCTCGGCCGTCTCGCCTTTGCAATCGTGCGTCTCCGCGAATGGGTTGCCGGGTAGTGTGCTCATTTGGTTTCCTCCTGGTGGTATTTGCAAGGTGCGGGCTGACCGCAGGACTGGCAGACGCTAATCACGTCTTGCTGTTTCTCCCGCCACAGGTCGATGGTTCGTGCTGACCGGTGCAACGGCTCCCGGTGCGCGGTACGTTGCGCGGCCGCGGCAAGGCCAGCAACGAAGTCCAGCGTCAATGGCTCCGGTGCGAGCTTCGGTGCCCTGTGCTTGATGCGCAGCTGGTTACCTGCTTTGACCATGAGCCCCCACCCTTCCGGCAGTTCATCCGCATTGATGATGGACGCATCAGACACCACCAGATACCAGTAGTCGCAGTAGCGCTTGATGCGTTCGGCTTTTGTGGGGTCGCGCAGTTCGGTGAGCCAGTCAGAGCGAGATACCTTGATTTCGTGCCCGATAATGGCCTGATGTGACGCGTACTTGTCCACCGCAATGAAGTCTGCGATGGAGCAGAACCGCCCTAGGTTTTGGGTGGACCTCACGTGTTCGGCGCGCACGTACCGGTCAGCGATGGTTCCCCGGCGTTCGGTGTTGTACCGGCGCAGGAGCATGTTCAGCATGTCGCGTTCTGTCCACTTCACCGCTGGCTCGAAAAGCTGATCAGTCACGCTCCCCACCTTTCGCTGTTGCGATCATGTCTTCCTGTTCGTTGATGTAGTCGAGAGCTTGGGCTTGAGTGCGGTGTACTTTGCACTTGCACCAGCGGGTCGGATGCCGCTCTGAAGGGCAGCCTGGTGTGACAGCGATGTAAGGGTGGCTGATCCTCAAACCAGGCATCTTATGCACGCGCCAAGATTCACTGATGTCGCTCATGCTTGTGCCCTAGCCATACGGTCCGCGTAAGTGATTGCTTCAGCGTGGGTTGGGAAGTACTTCTCGTTCATGCCACCCTCGTCATCGGGGTCGAATCCTGCGCCCCATTCATCGGTTCCACCTCGGTACCTCCAGACCTCCCACCGCTTCAGCCCAACCTCCCGGTCTCCCATAGGAACGCTGCGATCCACGCCGTCTGACCATGTGCCGTCAGCGAGACGATAAGGGCCAGTGCGGTTGATGGTTCCGCTTCCGTCGCAGGTCGGGCACCTCTCCCAGTACCAGCCGTTGAAAAGCGATCCCCCTTCACCGGCACAGTCCTTGCATTGCTGGGTCGCTGCGCGCATTTCCTGATCACCCACAGGAACATGTGCGCCACCCTCGCAGAACTGGACATACAAGATGTGCTCAGACACCTTGCCAACACCGGTGATAGTCCCAGTTCGCCCGTTGAGTGGACTGTCCTCGGTGACGATCACCTTAGAACCGATGCTGAATTTAGCCACCCTGCCCACCTCCTAACCCTTCGTCGGCCAGCTTGCGCGTCGGGCAAGGCCAGCGCTGCCAGTTGCCGTCGTCAGTTCCGCATCCCGTGCAGACCTTGACGAGCCGTTCATGTCGCCCTGGATTCATGAGCGCTTCGACGCACTCGTGCAGTTCTTGGATCGCTACAAGAGCGGCGCGGAGTGGGTTACTCATCGTGTTCCTCGCAGTCTTGGCAGTCGTTCGGACAGTCGGGGTGATCGGCGTGTCGGCAGTTCTCGCACGCCCAGCACGGTGGATTGATGTGACAGGAGCAAATGTGGCACCCCCAGGGACTCTCGACGGAAACGGTCGAACTCGGTCTCATACCGTGAACCGGGCAATTAGTGTCGAGCACTCTCCCGTAGCTCTCGGTGAACAAGTCGCAGGTGCAACCGGATCCCCTCACCGTGGCGTTATGGGCCTCCACCCGGGCGATGTGGGCTTGCCTGTAAACGTCATCGCTATCCATCATGTGAGAGTGCGCGTCTGCCTCGGCTGAACCGTCCATGACTCCCCATGAGGAATTCCACCCACATAGGCATCGGGCGACAGTTCCACGACTTCCGCGCACCGCCTCGTCAGTGCAGATCACGTTATGCTCAGCCACGTCCATCACCATCCAGGGCGCGGAGAATTGCTGATGCGCCACCCCTATATCCCCAGTTCGTATAAGTGCTTTCTGGATACCTATACTCGTTAGGGTTGTAATTTTCAGGGTTCTCCCGAATGTTGCGCGCTACCTCCCGCACTCGTTGCACGGCCTGCTCAGCCTGTTCGAGGCGGGACAACAGCGCGAGGACAGGTTCTGAGGTGAAACAGAATCCCGCTTCTGCACTACTGCGAACCTCATCAAGGTCTAGTTCGGCGCTCATTTTGTTGGCTCCAATGCTTGCCAGATAAGTGCGACGATGTTGGCGTTCATGCCTTCACCTTCGAGTTGGTTTCGGAGGATTTCGATGCGTCGGACTTTGCCGGCGTTTATGGCTGCGATGTCTTGCGCCTTGGTGGTTGGTACTTGGTCGAGTGCTGCTTTGATGTGTCCGGCGATGCTGAGGGTTCCGTGTTCCACACCTTCCGAATAGCCGTCTAACCCCTGCTGGGTGGTGTGGCCACTGTTTTCCCGGTCGGCCATAATGTGGCTCATCAGGTTCTTGTGGAGCTCGTTGACGTTCTGTTCGTCGACGATGCTGCGCACGGCATCGTTCACGACGGGTGGTAGCCAGCCTTGTTCCAATAGGACAGGGGTGATCATGTTCAACACCGCCAAGACGTTGGCACGGGTTTCATACCTGACAACAGGTTCGGCGTTATCCCAGGACGGTAACGTGACGTTCGCACGGTTGCGGACGTCCTCCCACGCAACAATCGCGGCCTGCTCCACCAACTCTTCAGTGACATGGTTTGACTTGCGGAAATGATCTAAATTCATTTGCTGATCCGTTTCTTATTAGCTTCAAGAGTTCTACGACGCCGCTCATTCGCCAGGACTTTCGCGTCCGCCTTAGCTAAGCCAAGGTTGTAAGCCTGCTCAGTGACGATGCTGGCCCGGCGTTCCGCTTCGAGGATGATGTTCTTGGCCTGCAACTTCGCCTCCTCCTGCGCGTCCGCGATAATGTGTTTGGCACGCACACGGGCCTTATCAAGGATTGATTTGCCCTGCCGTGCTTCCGCGTCACGGAGCCTGCGCCGACGTTCATCCCGGAAAGCGACCATGCTTTGTGATTGAGTCATTGCTCCCCTTCGAGGTCTAGTTCGTCTTGCATTGGTGGATAGTTTTTGACGGTTGACCGGTTTTTTCGTGGTTTCGGTAGCCGGTAACCGGTGATTGGAATCAGTGGTTCTGGTGGCCCCTGGTATGTACTGGTTCGGCAGCAGGCCGGATTGTTGCACTGCACCTTGTCCCCGACCCGCTTACCCCACGCCCCACAAAAACCACACCGAGGATGCTGAGCCTCAAAACGAGAAGTCATTTGTCACTCTTTTGGTTGTGCTGTTTACAGTCCTGGAATACTGCAACTTTGAGACCGCCGAATTGGTTTGATCTCGGAACATGCCGTCCGGCGAACGGGCCACTGCCACGGCAGTCACGTATTGGCGCGCCAGGCTGTTGGAACGGGGTCGGGTAGTCGGCTGGTATATCCCACTTGTAGCCGTAACCAACCTGTTTGGATTCCAGTACGGGTAGGTCGCGCCAACCGGGCCAGCAATGATCTAAATGTTCTTCCCACGCCAAATTCTCGTCAGCATGAATGCCAGTCCAGTGTCCGCACCCGTGGCAGTACACCCGGTAGACCAGCGATCCGACGCACGAGCACTCTCGCCGCCGTGAATGCTGACAACGAAGATCAGCGTCGAAGGATTCAGCTAAATGTGCTGAGTCTTTGCCGTCGAACTGGTTGCTTGTCCACCCCCGGTATGGTCGCCAGTTACCCTTGTCCACGTGGTATTCGGCGTGCCACGCTTTTTTCTGGTTGTACATGGCTTCGAAATCACCGGGGAACATGAACGAGCCAGCTCCCAAAACAACCTCAGTTGGCACTAGTTCTCCATCCGTTAGCAGCTCGAAAATGTCGAGTTGCCCGTCAATGGTCATCATGCGACTGCCTTCCGTTTGCGATTGGCTGGCCGGCCGATCATCTCCAGCAGGTCGAGGCGTCCATACCGTTCCAGACGCTTCTGAACAGCTTCTGGGCTCAGGTCAAGAGTTAGGGCGACCTCTTCGATCTGTGATCCTCCGTGCGCGAAGAAATCGACTTCTTCCAGGAACGCGTCACGCTTCGCCTCAACCTTCGAGGTAACAGACACACGTGAGTACGGAACGTGGTCAGGGTCGTCGATCAGCTCGTCATCCCACGCCATAGGTGGCAACCAGCCGTGGATGGTGGCGTAATTCCGTGCCCTGTTCGCTGCACTGAGCTGACGCCACTCGGTGGCAGAGTTCGGTTTATCCCACAGCTCTGCGTAAAGTGCCCGCACTTTACGTGCGGTGGATACGACCACTTGGTCGCGGGTCATGGTGGCGTTCATATTACTGCCGGTGATACCTAGGCGTGCGCCCAGACTAGCGAGGCTGTAACCAATACTGACGAGTGCTTGAAGTCGACGGTGTGTACCTGTGGCATCAATGTTCCTGCCGGCAGCCATGATGTCCATAGACGGTTTTACGGCGAGAATCTTTTCAGCTGTACTAGTGTGCACACGTGCATACGGTTCATGACCACGCTCTGACCTACCGAAAAGCATGGCTTGAATGGTTGTTCGGCTGACGCCAGAGGCTTTCGCGAGTGACGCGTATGAGATGCCGTTTTCGCGCAGGAATTCCACATGTTCTCGTACTGGTTGCGCGTCAACCCTGTCCGCTTCGTGCCCGTAGAGGCGTTGGCGCCTACGGTTTTCTTCGTAAACACGGGATGCTTCACGGCAAGCTCCGCCCCGGCATTTGTGGATAACGTACATGAGGCGGGTTCCATGCTCGTGGTGAGCTATTTTGCAGTCGCATTGGATGGTGCAGGTCATGGTGACTTGCCTATGCTGCTTGGAGCTGGCGGTTGTTCTTTTTGGGTTCGCACCAGCCGAGGAGCGTTGCTTCAGGTCGGCAGTCTTTGCAGTAGTCGGCTCGTTCGCCTACGACGGTGGAGCTTGGCTGATGCTCAATTCCGCAGCGGTGGCAAATATTGGTTGCGCCGCTACTTGGGGTGCATTTGGTTGCACGGATGCTGATCATGGTGTTCGGGTGACCTTTGGTTGTCGGTACCGCTGGTGAGGCGGCGTGTTTTCCTGGATGGTTAGTCACAGGTTGATGACCCTAGCATATCAATATTAATTTTCTTACGCAACAAGAATTTTATCTACTCTACGCCACCAACTAGAACTCCTTGGAACGCATCCCACCAGTAATCGGCGACAAATCCCGCTTCCGCCCAGACTCCTGTTTCACACCCACACGTTTACCAGCCAAATACATCAGGCCGTAACGGATCGCGTCGCAGTTATGCACGAGAATGCCATTTGCGAAATACTCATGTTCAGCCTCAACGGTCAAGTTATAAACATCAGCGTTCCCCACCTCAACGAAAGGCAGCGACACCACAGACGTTCCACCGGTGAATACCTGGACGACATCACCAGAAATCAATTCGCCCAGCGGGACCACGCCACGACGCGTAAACACCGGGTGGTTAGCGGTACCCACCAAGTAGTTACCACTACTGAACTCGACGCGACCTACAGGCGCATTACGTTGAGTCATCATGGATTCAGTGACCGCACGCAACCCTGCACGAGTCCACACATGATCGCCGATGCGCAACTCACGAATAGCCACCTGACCACGCTCGGTAGCAATGAGAGTTTCACCCGTAAAGCACAAGTGATCTTCGGAATGAGTATCAATGTCTTCAGGATTCCGCTTATCGCGGGGCAAAGAAGGCAAAGTTCGGATCGTATCCCGGCAAGTGTCATAAACCATGAACCGTGCAAAACCGTCCTCCTGGACAAGCAACTTCTGATCCAGTTGGCTCCACCCATGCACACGAGAGTTCACACCCTTGTGCGGTACTCGGTTCAAAACTTTCATATAGTCGTGCGCCGGCGACCCTACCGGTGGTAGATCTGAGTTCACGTTCTTCGCTGTTGTCGCGTCATTACGCCGCCACATGGCCGGGTCCATCACGATAGGGATCTTCTCCCCCGTGATCGCTTCTTCCTCTTTGGATAGCTCAAGGATGCGTTGTGCCTGCTGACGTGCGGTCAGTTCTGTCGCGTACTCCTCCCGGTACTGCACAACCAGCCCATCATGCAGGAGACACAACCAGACCGCGGCAAAGGGCGCACTGAACCCGTAGTCGACGGCAATGACCTTGCGACCAGTCAACGCTGGGATAGGCAACTGAGAGGGACTAATAACGTGGTGCTTCGAACGCCATTGATTGAACCTGGTACCGGAAATGATGTCCCAGTCGCCGTCGACCATGGCACGTTTCAAGTCGGGGTCCATGGCGCCTAGCTTCTTCAGATATTCGGCGTGGTCAATGTACGGGTTGTCGTAGAGACTGGACGGGATGAAGATTCGTTGCGCGCCGGATTCCTCGTCGGTGAATAAGGTGTGGTGCGGTGCTGGGTCGATGAAATGCGCTTTCACCCATCCGTGACCTTTGGATCCGGGGTTTGAGGCGGAGAGGGTGCGTAGGGGTAGGCGTAGTTGCTTCATTCGTTCCGCGACGGCACCAGTGGCACGCAGGCGTGACATGAGCAGGATGTAGGACTCTTTGTCGTAGTGGGTGAGTTCGTCGAAGGCGACGAGGACGAATTCGTGGCCTTGGTATCGGGTGGCGTGATCTGGTCGTTCGAGGTATCCGAGGTGTAGTTCTGCCCCGTTGGCGAAGTAGAACACGTGATCTGATTTGTTGTACTTCGCGATTTCGGAGGGTAGGCGTTCGCGGAGTCGTTTTACGAGCTCTGATAGTTCGCTGTAGCTTCGTCGGACGAGGAGTGCTTTTGCTCCTGGTACGAGTGTGCAGACGGTGACGCAGGCAGCTAGGAGTACTTCTGATTTACCGCCGCCAAGGGAACCACCGAATAGCACTTCATCGGCGGGAGATGTTAGTGCTTGGCGTTGCTTGGAATACGGTTTGAAGGGGTACTGCCACACTTTGAGGGCAGGGGCGGTCATTGAGTGACTTCTTCCCCTTCAACAATGCGTTGTTCTACGGCTTCTTCGGCTGCTGCGCTTTGTGGGCCGAGGTCGGCGCCTTCTGGGAGTAGGTCGGTGCTGACCATGACAGCGAACCCGCCACTGCCGGTCTGTTCGATTTGTGTTGGCGCGTCGAGTCCCAAGTATTTTGCGCGTCGTTCCATGATGCGTAAGAGGACGGTCGCGGCTTTTTCATCTCCGTCGAGCGCCCTTTTGATTTGGGGTCGGGCGATTTGATCGAGCAAGAGAATCTCTTGCGCACGAACTTCGGTGGCGGCTTCCTTCTCTGCCGCCTCAACGGCTTTCTGGATGTCCTTGTAGCAGTTCGACCGGTCGCCGTTGTAGAGCCGGTCGGCGATCTGCTGGTAGGTGAGGCGAGCTGCTCGTAATTGCAGCGCCTTGGTGCGTCGTGCCCGCATTTCAGCATCCCGAGCACTTAGTCGCTGCGCCATTTCTACCTCCGTCTGGTGTTTCGAATGAGGCTAGATTCGCAGGTGGTCATGCGATTTTGTGGGATGCGTTCAGGATGGACTGTAACTCGTGCTTGATATGATGGGCTTATCTATTTGGGAGTGATTTCTAATTGACCAATCTGAGCGATCCGATCACCACGAAGGACGTTGCCAGCATCATGGGCGTCACGCCACGCTATGTGACGATGCAGCGCTCGCGGCAGCGTGCCCGAATTCAGAAAGCCGAAAATGCCGGGCTGGACTCCTCCCTGAAACCGGGAGAAATCCCTGACCCGGATTTGGTACTTGACGGCAAACCGTTGTGGGAACGGTCCACGATCGAACGGTTCCAGGCGACCCGTCCTGACCCGGGTCGCCGCAACCGCCGCAACAACTAGCCGTGATGCTGGATGAAGTCCACCGGTTTCCCATTCAAGGTGGGTGCGTCGTCGGTGAGCTGTTGGTATCGCAAGCAGATGACGTCCACGTAGCGGGGGTCTAACTCCACGAGTCGCGCGCTTGAACCATGCTGGTGCGCAGCGATCAGCGTGGACCCCGACCCGCCGAACAGGTCAAGGACGACCCCGCCAGGCCTGAGGCTGTTGCCCAGGTTCGCGAGGATCAGTTCGGTGGGTTTCATAGTCGGATGCATGCCGTTGCGAAGTGGCTTGTCGACCTCAATCACTGTGGTTTGCTTGTGGTCGCCGTACCATCGGTCACCGCCCCGACCCAACCGGCCTTCACCGGCGGGGGTGAAGCCGTACAGTATCGGTTCGTGCTGGTAGTGGTAGTCGGAGCGGCCCATCACCAGGGTGTTCTTCACCCAGATCAGATTTTGACGCACCAGGTACCCGTTGTCGCGCATGGCCGTCTCGAAACTGATCCGGCGGGTATCCGAATGCGCCACGTAGCACGGCGCACCGGGCTTGAGGCCATAGAGGGCATTCTTGAACGCGGATTGAAGCAGGCCGTCGAGGTCCGCAGCGCCGTCGTTCTGGATTGTGAGAGCGTCAGCGGTGCCACCAACATAGTCGACCCCGTAGGGAGGGTCGGTCCACAAAACGTCTGCCAGTTCGTCGGCCATAAGTTCAGTGAGGACTTCGGGGCTGGTGGAGTCGCCGCAGATGACGCGGTGCCTGCCGAGATGGAACACGTCCCCGAGCTTGGCCAGTGGCACTACGGGCACTTCCGGAGCTTCGTCAGGGTCGCCCGTGAGTTCGGTGTCAGCAGTGTCGAGGTCTGCGTCGTTCAGTGCATCGATCAGCTCGTCATAGTCATCTAGGGTGAAGCCTGTGCCGTCCAGGTCGCCGTCGAGGGTGGCGAGCAGTTCCGCAAGTGCCTGGTCGTCATAGCTGGCCAGATCGTTGGATCGGTTGTCGACCAGGACGATGCGGCGGGCTTGTTCTTCGTCGACGTCGATGATGCCGACAGGGATTGATTGGGCGCCGAGGTCTTTGGCGGCGAGCCAGGTATGGTTGCCGGCCAGGATTTCCATGGTGGCTTTGCGCACGACGATGGACTTGTAAATGCCGTGGGTGCCGAGGCTGTCATGAAGGGTGCCCATGTCGCTGATGCGGGCGTTGGCGCCGTAGGGCTTGACACTGTCGATAGGGACGGTTCGATGTTCGATATTGAGAACTGGGATTGACAAGGCGGTTCGTTCCTTTGTTCGGTTTTTGCCTTACTTATTGTTCCGTTGGCTGGATTGCGTGGGTGGGATGAATGATGTGGAGCGCCAACCCATTGGGGGTGGGTCGGCGCTCCGTGTGGTGGTTCCGCTGTTATCGGCGTCAATGCGGGTTGCGGCCCTGGGAACTCTTACCTGCCGATGACCATGAGATATTTCAGATGATTGCTGGTTGCCTGGATTGCCTGCGGCGTCGCCGTTCGGAAGCTTTGCTAGCGGCGACGGCCAGGACGTGGGCTTCACGTTCATCGACGGCCCGTTCTTGCACCCAGTCCGCGGTGGACCGGCCCGGTTCTTGCGGGTCGGCAACCCGGGCCAGGTGGGATGGGTGGCCGTTCGCTGAGAGGACGGGCAGGCCGCGCGCGTTCGGACGTTCCTCACGTTGGTACTGGTAAGGTTCCGCTTCGGTGAGTACCTGGTCAAGGGTGAGGATGGGGAGTTGGACGACCTGCTCAGCCAGCTCGGTCGCTTCCTGGTACGACGCAAACTTGCCGTCCTTGGCGCGTGGCTGCTTCTGGGCAGGTCGTCCGCTCCACCATGCGGTGTTCACGTAGGGTGACTCTTCTTCTTCGACGAGGCCGGACTCGTGCAGCTGCTCGATCACTGAGGTGACTGCTTGGGCCCGGTCGTCGGAGAGGGTGTTGTGAAGGTCAGCGACTCGTGCCGCTGATTCCAGTGCGAGCTCTACCGCTTTGGAGACGACCTCTGGCCGGTAGAACGCCATGGCGCCTTCGCCGAGAGCCATGTATCCATTGCCGTTGCAGACGATGCAGTCCGGGTGAACAACATGGTCGAGACGGTTGATGCAGGCCGGGCATAGTTTCCGCAAGGCAGCCTCCGAGGGGTCGCATAATCCTCCTCAATTATAGTCATGTGAGATAGATATTTCGCGTGACAATAATTTGTGTTGCGCCGTTTCGCTTTTCTGCTCATCTTCTATGCGTTTCCGGTGTTCGTCGAGCTCGTGCTGGATCGCTGTGACAGTGCGGCCGGCGCGTTGCGCGATTTCTTCCAAGGTGACGCCGAGGCTGAGCAGGTAGAGGATGTCGCCGGCCATTTAAATGGCGGTTTCCCACTGAGCGAGGACCATGTGGTCGCCGTGGTCGGCTGCATGTTGCTTGCAGTAGTCGGAGCCGGGCAGGGCGGTCTGTTCGCAGTATTCGCCGGGAACCCACCAGGTGTCGCGTGTTTCTTGGTGGCTGCAAGTTGCCGCGTTCTCTTCGTGGAGCTTTTCGAGGCAGGCGAGGCATGTGACCTCAGTGGGGTCCGCCGTATACGCCTGCCCTTGCAATGGGATCCAAGTGTCCGTGTGGTGGATGGGCGCGGGTGCGCTCGTGTATTCGATTGGCTGAGCGGCCATGATGTTCGGGTGACCTTTCTTGAGTAGACCAGTGGTTGGCTGGTCATGGTGAGCGAGGTGGTTAGCCTCGTTGTTGAGAGTGGAATGCTCTCAGGTGGTATTTCGACAATACCAGCCGTTATGGACGATTAGAACCGACGGTTCTAGCTACTATTGTTTTACGTAAATTTCAGGCGTGCACTTCCTTGATATTTCCCTTTTCTAGAGCGTTCGCATAGTTTGTATTCACTATTGTTTATTGTTGCAGAGAGAATCACTATGGCCACCACCAAACCACGATTGAAGGATGCAACGGAAGAATCGCCTTCCCGAAAGAGCGTATTCGTTATCTCTCCCATCGGCTCCCCCGGTTCTGAGAAGCATCGGAAGGCTAAATTAGCGTTGGAGTTCATCATTCAAAAGGCCTTGCCGGCTGATGCCTGGGAAGTCACGCGCGGCGACGGTTCGCTTTCACCGGATTCAATTGGCCACGACATCATCAAACGCATCGACGATGCAGATCTGATCGTGGCCGATCTGACCGATCAGAATCCCAATGTGTTCTATGAACTTGCCATCGCGCATGGATGGGCTAAGCCCACTATCCACATCATGACCAGGGGGCAGGACATACCGTTTGACATCTCTGACTTGCGCACAATTGAGTATGACCTCACGGATCCAGAATCGGTCGATAAAACGATATCGAGCATCGCGGGTATGGCACAGAGGGTTTTTGAAGAGGACTACCGAGCAATCACCCCAATGACGCAGTACCGCGCATTCGAAAACGCATCCAGTTCCCTCAGCCCAGAAGCGGCGCAAACTGTAGTGATGAAGGAAATTCTTGCACGTTTGTCTGACCTAGAAACTACCCTGCGGAGCCCCCGGCCCACGCGTAAGGAACGTCTGTCAAATCCGCCGATCATTTATGACGAATTCCAAAGATCCTTGCCACGAGAGGTTAGGTCTTTCATTGCAGCCTCGAGAAAGTTGAACGATCTGTTGAGCAACGGCGCGATTGACTCCCCCGAGTTCCGGGAACTGTCTGCTGACTTAATAACTGTTTGGGAGATGATGGGCAGCGAAAATCATGTGCTTACCCGAAAAGCGCTGTCTTCAATGAATATTGATTTCCCTCCTATTGACACCTCATACAAAGGTTGATTTGCATCACTTAAGGTTTGGGCACTCAAATCAAGGTGGAACCGTCCAGATCCCCAGCAGGATTCAGGCCAGGACTCAACCTCGTTCCAGGATGCCCTTGCCGTTCACACCCACGACCACACCCATTCGACAGTGTGTAGCAAGCCCTCATACCCATGTGTCTGGCGTAGATGTTGGGGCAGTCCTCCCCGTCGTTTCGGCTGTGACACTCAGCGGTGCCGTCGCCGTGAACCGTGACTGTGCCACTGCAACGCAGGGTCAACAACGACCGTGCCCGGCTTGGATCCGCTCTCACCCACTTCTCCTCATACTCAACTGCAGCACCATGGCACATGCCCCGTTGATGGAACTGCACCCCATCAGCACCGAACGGGTTCAGCAAGTTCGGACCAGGGAACACATGCTTCTTCTGCCGGTGCGTAATCGGCTCCTTACAGGCAGGGCAATAACCGTCTGGCAGTTTCATCTCCTCAACAGACTTCTCTACCGCATGCTCAGCACGCTTCCCGCTGCAAGGTGGCAGTTCGTTGCAGCAATTGCACACCGTGTAGTGCTCATCCAAGTACCGCCAGTACGCGTACTGGGACTTCACACGAATACCGTAGTGCTGCCCTTTGTGCTGTCCGGTTAGGCGTTCGACGATCAGCTCGTACAGGTATGACCCGTCCAGTGGTTCCCGGTGTTCCATGACCCGGTATGCGTGGTTGTCTTTGCCGTCGATGATGGTTCCGACTGCTGGCCGTCTATCCGGTCCGCTCATGGTTTGCTCCTTTGGTGTCACTGTTTCGGTGCTCTCGACTTATTCCCAGTGTTTTTTTAGTTGGCTTTCAGGGAACGGGCTAAGATGATCCAGTCCCCCGCATTACTCGTGAATTGAGAGCACCGAATGAGTCAGCTGAATGAGCCGTTGAATACGAAGACGACTCCTTGGACTGCAAGCCGTTTATTCCTTATCGCATTCGTGGCAGCAGCCGTTGGATTACTGCTACTGCCATTCGCGGGGCCTGGGATTGCTTTCGTGTTCTGGTTTATTGGGTTCCTGATCTTCGGTGAGTCGATGCACCGACTCATCAAACTCATTGAGTGGTACATCCTCACCCGCCGACAGTAGGCCCCTTACCGCTCCTTGTTGTACTGGTTAGCGCGGTCACGGAGTTCTTGGATGATGTCGCGGAAGTCGCCTTGAGCTTGCCCGTACTTTCGGATTGCTCCGGAAATTCGGTGCCCGAGTGTTTCGGCGTACTCATTCAGCGCTTCTGCTTTCGCCTCGGCGCGGATCTTGTCCATGCCCCTGCTGATCTCTGCGGAAAGATCCTGGATGATCTGATCACTCGATACCAAGCCCTGGTAATGGTGCGCTCGGTGCTTGATCCACGCGTTGACGATCTCGCCAGTGCTCGGCGTGTATTCCCCGCCGTGGAACGTCGCATCCAACTTGTCATTAGCGCCCATTTGACTCATCCTTGTCTACGTAGGGGTTGGGTGTCTTTGCGTCCCAAGCGTTGTTTACGAATGCGCCGGGGTCTTTAGCTTCATCCCAGCCAGCCTCGAAGCCCTCGAACCATGCCATTGCCTTATTACGGTTCACTACAGGCTGGGCGACGGCGAGGTAAGCGCTGATGATGCGTTCCGCGTCGAGGTAATTGATCTTCGTGATCCGGTCAGTGAGGATCATGAGTTCCTCGGCAGCGCGAAGTCCGTCCGGGTTTAGCGGGGTATCAGGCATTGGTATTGATCCCATACTTTTTGGCGTGTTCATTGCAGACCACGAAAGCGAATGTGAACCCGGTGCGGACTTCGATCTTCTTGAAGTCAGTCTTGTCCGTGCCGGCCTTGGTGCAGTTGTCCCCTTGGCAGGTGTACGTCGCACTCACTTCTCTGTCTCCTTGCTGATTTGGTGGTCAAAGCACATGACCGGTTTACGGCGTAGGTCATACGAGACGATCCAGACGCGGTGAGTGATGCCGGATTGTTTGAAGGCATGGGTTCCCCAATCGTCAAGACGCTTGGTCACTCCCTCTTGGAGGAAGCGCCTGCCGACGATAATCCCCTCCGTGTAGTCGATGCCGCTGTCCACGTCATAGCACCGGGGAAGGGGGTCAGCAGTATAGCTAGTTGCGAATCCACTATCGAGACCAGGGAGTTCAAGGCGAATTTTCTTCACTGTGCCGGTCATAGTTACCCGGTCGCCCAACTGGCATTCACTCATCGGGTAGCTCCTTCTTCCATTCTCGTTCCATGGCATCGGCTACTAACTTCCAGTCGTTAGCCATTTGGCGGGCATAATCCGGCCAGTACGGGCCGGTCGCGTAGATCATCTGCCCGACGGTGACCATTTCCGTGTGAGGGTACGGGTTGAATTTCTTCTCCCTGCGCGCCAAACCAACACGAATACCGGCTGTAACTTCAGGCTTCGTATACTCACGGCCTAACGGATTGCCGATATACGCACTCATTTCCCCTCCTGCGCTAGTTCACGGGCACGACGGGCAACAGCGAGCCACGTATCTTTCAGCTCGGCATTTTCCCCGGTCCAATCGGGATACGGTTCATCGCCAAATTCCTGCAACCAACGGTTGAACAGCTCCAACGCCAGCGCTTCAAGTTCGGCTTGCTCACGGACTTCAGCAGTAGCACGCTCCTGAAGCTCGATGCCCATGCGGAGGTTCATCGAGGCAATTGCGAAGTGCGTCAAACCAGTGTCGTCTCGGTCATCCTCAGTGAACCCGGCTGCTTGCATCTCAGCTAAAGCCAGCGCGGGAATGTCAGACGGGGCGAGGGTAATGCCCTTGCGCCCAGCACCCTTGTACTCGATAACCAGAGTGACGCATTCATGCAACGGCTTCACCTGCAACTGCCTCGTTTGGTCAATGCTTTCGAAAGTCTTGGTACTCACTTGGTGTCCTTGGTTTCGAAGGTGGCGCGGTAGGTGGTTTGGCCGCTGATGGTGGTGGTTGTGATGTTGAGTGTGGTGGGGTCGAGGGTTTCGCTGGCGGGTAGGTCACGGATTTTGTTTTCTACGGCGTTGGCGAAGGCGTGGAGTCTGGTGAGTGCGTGTTCGGTGTCTCTGGTGTGCGCTTCGACTTGTACCTGGTATCCCATGCGGGGTTGTGGTTTGGTTCCGAAGGCGTTGAGGTTCCAGGGTTTTTCGCCGGGCTTTGGGAACAGGTCACTCATTGTTGGCTCCGTTGGTTTCTGGTGCGCGGGTTGGGTGGTCGAGGGTGTAGATGCGGCCGTTGCGTTTGAGGAAGATCGGTAGCATGCCGGTGGCTTGTTCGGGGTCGGCGACGTATTCGTGCCAGGTGATGACTACTTCGAAGTGGTTGATGTCGTCGGTGAAGCCGAGGAGTTGGTCTGGGTCTCCTTGCCAGAAGTCTTGCCGGCCGACGTTGCCGGTGGCGGGGTCGATCCAGTATGGGATGGGGATTTCTCCGGCGCCGTCGTGGTTGTAGTCGGGTTGTAGTTTGATGCTGCCGGCGGGTGTGCGGGTGCCTTCACGGGTTTTGCGGGTGTTCATGGGCGGTGCTTTCCGTTTTTGCGTGCGAGGGAGATGAGGGCTATGCCTGCGAGGATGATGCCGATTGCGGCGAGGATCATGGATCCGGTGGCGAGTCCGGTTGCTGCGAGGGTGGCGCTGCCTGCGGTGGTTTCGGTGCCGTACATTATGCGATTCCTTCTGCTCGTGCTTGGGAGTCCCAGAGGTCTGTGTTTTTGCGGGTGATTTTGGTTTTGATGACGGTTAGCCAGGACGCTGTGGTCCATGCTGCGCGTGTCCACATGAATGCTTCGTTGGGGAAGAATGTGGCGGCGATGAGGATGTCTTTCCAGTCGCGGTGCGGGATGATGAGCGCTCGTTTGATGTCGAGTGCGATGAAGAGGATTGGGAGTAGGAGCCAGAACCAGATGATTTGGAGGTTTCCTGTGAGTGCGTAACCAACAATGATGGTGACCCATAGGAGTTTGAGGGTGATGTTGAGTAGGCCCATGGCTTGTTGTGCCCAGTCGCGCCAGGTGAGTCGGTTGAATCCGAAGTCGATGAGGTCGAGTTGGGTTCCGACTGACCATTTCATGCGTTGTGCCCAGAGTGCTTTCAGGGTGGTCATACTGTCGGTGTAGGCGCGCACTGTGGGTGAGATGTGGCAGTGGTATCCGAGCTTACGGATTTGATAGGTCAAGAAAAAATCTTCAACCGCGCTGTTATAGCTCCATGGACCGTTTACGTGCGGCGTTTTCTCGCATTTTTGTAAGGTCTCGATCCCTTTGTTCTGGGGTTCTTCGAGCGCGATACTCTGCCGAGTATCTGGCTTGGCAAGTTCTACACTTTCGGGCCCCGTTTTTTGCCGTATGGCTAAATGGGAGTCCGCATTTGCAGTGTGTTTTCTTGGCGTTCCACTGTCGTCCGCGTTCATCTCGGTCTTCGATATTGTCGAGCTGGGTTCCGAGTTCGAGGTGGTCGATGTTGATGCAGGGAGGATTGTCGCATCTGTGACGAACGACAAGACCTTTGGGGATTGGCCCATTTGCTTGGGTCCATGCGACTCGGTGCGCGAGCCAAACTTTTCCTTCGAATTTCTGGGTGCCGTAGCCGCCTTTATTCTTCCCGCCTTGCCATTCAATGCAGGGTGATTCCATGATTCCTCCGAAGGGTCAATCGAGTTGCTTTCTGCGACTTGGCGGAGTGCTTGTCCGCGGATTGCGCAGCCGGTGCCGGCGAGGACGCTGGTGTGGCCAAGGCGGAGGCCGGTGGCTGTCCAGGTGGCGAACTCGGCTTTTTGTAGGCGTGAGAGTAGCCCGGGTTTCTGCATCGTGAACTTGCTGGAACTGCCACCGAGGGTGGGGTCTGCTTGGAGTTCGTGTTCCCAGTCAGCGAAGGCGTTCGGTGGGAGCACGGTGTCCGCGTCGAGGCAGATGACAGTGTCCGCGTCTTTGGCATAGGTGAGCCATGCGATGTTGAGCGCTTCAGACTTCTTGTGTGGGAGTCGTGGCAGCTCCATGACCGTGACCGGGTATTGGCGTGCAATGTCCGCAGTGTCGTCGGTGCAACCGTTCGGGATGACGATGACGTGGTCTGCTGGACGTGTTTGGGCGAGGACTGCTTCGATGGTCGCTGCGATCGATCCGGCCTCGTTGTAGGCGGGGATGAGGGCGACCAGGCAGCCGTCAGGCTGGTGGTTCATGTTCGGGTGACTCTTTCGTTGGCCGGCGGTGGTTGGCCGCCAGGGGTGAAGGGTGGTTAGTCCTTGGTGGTGATGTGGGCGGGTGCCCAATCGTGGATTTCTTCGGGGAGGAAGTAATCCTCGCCGTGCAGCGGTTCGCCGTCGACTGGTGAGTATCCTGCGTCGGTGAGTCGCAGGTGCCATCCGCCCTGGTTGGTGAACGTTTCTGATTCGGGGCCGGCTGTCACACGGTAGGCGATAATCAGCGGGTCCGCGGCCGGGTCAGGTGGCGGGGTGTTGCGGTTGAGGCGGACCAGCTTGCGGTGCTGGGGTGTGGCGATGATTTCGCCGGCCTCGGTGAACCATTTCCGTTGCGTCTTGTGGTGGGCGACGCCGACGGTGTAGGTGTCCTTGATGGGTCGGGCGATGGTGTCGCCCTCTGCGATTTCCGAGTATTTGATCGGTGTCGCGTCGTGGTGGTGCGCTTTGATCAGGTAGATCATGGGGTCTCCGTCTCCCGTGGGGTGGTCAGCCCCTTGTTGATAACCCAAGCATATCAACTTGAATCGCGACACGCAAGAAAACAAACTCACCCAACACGAAAACTAACCCACCAGTTGATCCACCACCACCGGCGCCGAAACCTCAGTCACAAACTGCTGCATCACCACCGCATGCATCCCCACAAACTCAGCCTCAGGCAACCCAACACCCTGACCACGACGACGCAAAGCACCAACCAACAAACCACGCACCTCCGCATCATCCACCAACGAATACCGATGCAACGCCGACCCCACAGGCAAATCAATCACCTGATCACCATCAGCCCAAATCACAGAACCATCAGGCAAACGCAACCCAACACGAGTCACCTTCCGAACCTCTTGCACCACGTTTTCCTCCGTCGCATATTCAGGTAATTCTTCAGCCACAATCTTGTCCTTCCAACATATAAATTCTCACGAGCACCTCATGCGGCCCATTCGGCCACAACCTACGGTTATCCGGACCCACACAATGCATATCGTTATCGTCAGGCAGCAGGCCCGCATCGACCAGGCCGTCGACTATCGCTTTGCTCGTCGGTTGCAGGTTCGCCACCTCCCGCCGCCGATTCTCCGCAAGCCTGAACCAAATCTCGATCCGCGCCCTGGACAGCTTAGGCAGCCTAGCATTGCGGCAATGCACCGCCGCCATCTGACGCCACCACCGAGTCCTCTCCGCCTTGGGGTGATAGCTCAACCGCTGGTTCGCCGACAGGTGCTGCGCCTTCCACACCGCCGCCGTCACCGGGATCCGGAACTCCCCTACCAGCTCACCCACGGAAGTACCGGCCCTTCGCAATGTCGCGCGCCCGACGCACCGCGCCAAAGTTCTCGTCGCGCCGAGCCAGGAGAGCCACCATGCGGGCCCAAGCTTTCGCCTCGCCGTATTCCTTGCCGAATCCGAAGACGACCATCAGCAGGCCGGCCAGGCCGATCAGCGTCCCTAGGTTGGTGGTGACGCCGAAGATTTCTGGGATGTTCGCGGCGGCGAGAATTGCGAAGCCCGCGGCGGTCACGCGGTCACGTCGACGGAGGAGCTGGGCTGCGATGACGGCAAACCAGGCGGTCAGAATTGTTGGTCCCCATGGTGCGGGAATGAGGGTTCCGGTGGCGCCGATGGCAAGTGCGGTGAGGGCGGTGAGTGTGGTGCGCATGGTGGGGATCCTGTGGTGTTGGTTATGGGTGGTTGTGGGTCGTTGTGTTGTGGCGTGAGTTTTTGGTCTTGCCTTACGATACTGGGCGCTGTTTTGCGGGGTTGGGATTTGGTGGGTGGGAGGGGTAGTCCGGGGCGGCGTTTGTTGAGGTGTTCTGGGTTGCGGTCGCCGAGGTCGATTTCGTCTTGGCATTGGCGGCATGGTGTGGGTGCCCAGTGGTGTTCTTGGCAGTGGGTGCGTGCTGGTGGTGGTGCGTCTTCGGGTGCAGTGGTTTCCCAGAAGCGTGATTGTTCTGCGATGAAGCCGGGGGTTTGTTTGAGGTGTTTGCCATCGATGGGGTTGCGTGCGGTGGCGTAGGCGATGGTGGCGCGGAGCACGTGGTCGAAGTCGTGGCCTGGCAGTCCTTCGTTTTGGTTCGCGGTTTTGAGGATGGTCGCGATGCTGTCGGTGTTCCATTCTGGGCGGGCTGCGTGGAGTACTGCGGTGAGTCGTTCGCCCTGTGATTTGGTGAGGATCATTGGCTGTGGCTCCTTGGTTGTTTGTTCGGGTTTTTCTTTTTGAGGCTTTGGGCAGCAAGTCGTTGCGGTGGTTCGCGCGTTTAAGTTCTGAACGATTTGCTGCTTTTTTGATTGAGGATCTTTTAACTTGATTGCTCTGGTACGTAAGTTTCTCTACCTACGTAAGTGTTAAGTGGTTAATGGTTAATGGTGGTTGGATTTTGCTTGGGTTCTGCTTGGCGTTTTGGTCAAGCAAATTTCAAGCACTTTTCAAGCACTTGCTTGAATTCTGCTTGAATGTTTTCAGGGGTTCCCGGTGGTTTCCTGACACCATTGGCAGGTGCTGTCGTACACGCCTTTTCGCGCATGATTCCGGGTGTGATTGGACTTTTGACCGCCGACGCTCCCGGCCGATTTCTTCCTGTTTTTCTCTTCTTCGATCCGCTCTTTCGACTTCTGATGGTCGAGGTAATCGTGCATATAAAACATCCCAGGCTCGATGGTCGGTTCGACCCACTGGTTTTCGATCAAAAGCTTGCCGGTCGCGGCGCCGCTGGAGTTGAGGATCGACTCATGGACGAGGCCGTTGGTGGTGTATTCGTTGCAGTACGCCCACAGGCTCATGAGGTGCACTTTGGCCTTGTCGGTAAGTCGTACGAACTTAGGGTGCCTAAACAGTTCGTTGGCCACCGTGATGTATGGGCGCTTGTCCAAGGCTGCGCGCTCATTCACCTGGTCGTCCATGGGTGGTTCTCTCCGTCTGATTCTTGGTGACATTCTTTGGGTTGCGCTTTGCCCTCGGGTGGTTAGTCCGAGGGCATTGGCATTGCTACGGTTCTACCTGCCCGACCACGATGTGGTAGGCCAGGACGTATAGCGTGTACGTGTCGTACTTTTGACTGGCTTTTTCAAGTCGGCTGAGTGCCTGATTAAAGGGAATTTCTGGCGCGACTTTACGCATGACGATTGCCAGTTCTTCCACGAATTCGAGTGCTCCCTCTTGCGAAGAGTCATGCTCGATTTGAGCCATTGTTCGTGCCTTTCATTGTGGTGCGAGTGAACGCATCAAAAGATGCCCTCTACGATCTCATTTGAGACCTTCCAAGGTTGAGCTCTAGTCACTGCATCCACCGCATTCTGCAGTGGCTTGGTTCACCGGCCTGTTACATGACCCACATAGGTCCGTGCGGGGACGACCTGGCGGGGTGAGCTTCGGCTTCGGTGGTACCAGTGCGATCTGTGGGATGGGCAATTCACACAACCCCTTTCATGGTGTTCTTATCAATTCGTTGCTGCGCTTCCCTGGCAAGGCGTGACCGTAAGCTTTTGCGTTTGCGTGCTTTGGTCTTTGCTGTGGGCCACTCTTTGTTTTGGCCTACGTAGCGTGGGATTGTCAGTTCTTTCTGCAAAACTTCCTCCTGATGGTTGCGCATAACTGTTGAATGGTCACACGCACCCGGTTCAGCTGGTGGGAAGTAGTTTAAAAAGGTGGTTCCTCGGTGCCCGGGTTGCCCCATCCCCCGCCGTTGCTGGTGCCGGTATTGGCTGGTGGGGTGTTCGACCAGCCACCGCCACCGCCGGAGAATCCACCACCGTTGTTGGTGCCAGTGAATCCTCCACCGTTGTTCCCGCGGTTAGCTGCACCTTCACCGTTGCCGCGCGTGGTGCGGGTAACTTTCGCGGACGCGTACCTCAACGATGGGCCAATCTCGTCGACCTCAAGCTCCATGACGGTGCGACGCTCACCCTCCTTGGTGTCGTACGAGCGTGAACGTAAACGACCCTGAGCGATGACGCGCATGCCCTTGGTGAGGGTTTCGGCAACGTTCTCCGCGGCTTCACGCCACAGCGACGCACGCAAGAACAGGGCTTCTCCGTCTTTCCATTCATTCGACTGGCGATCGAACGTGCGCGGAGTCGAAGCGATCGTGAAGTTAGCTACCGCGGCCCCGGCCGGCGTAAAACGAAGCTCCGGATCGGCCGTGAGGTTCCCAATCACAGTAATTACTGTCTCGCCTGCCATGTTCTAGTTCTCCTTCTGAATGAGGTGTGGGTAGTGTTCGGCGATTCCGGCCTGGTAGCCGTTGACCGCTTTCTGGAATGCTTCTGTGAACGTAGCCAGTTCTTTACCACGTGCCACACAGTCCGTGGCGCTGTTGAAGAATCTGGCCTTGTCTTCTAGGTTTTTGGCTGCATTCTTCACTTGGCGTTGCCATGCGAGGCAGGCTGCGAGTGTGACTGGTAGTAGTCGTGGTTGCAGGTCGTTGAGTTCTTCGCACTTGGCCCACCGGTTGGTGTATCCGTCGCCACCGAGTTTGGATAGTTGCACGGTGAGGGATGACGTGTCGAAGTGGATGATTTCCCATTGGACGCCGGTCTTTGATTTTCCGAGTCGGCAGGTCATTCCTGGTTCGAAGGCGTTCATAGTGTTCCTTTCTAACGGTGGTTACCAGAGTCCGGTCGAGCCATCATCTGGTGTAGTGATGTTCTTGGTGCGGCGGGCTTCGTGTTCAGCTTCCAGGAGCGGCAGCGCCACCTTGACTGACCCATACTTTGCGTTGATTCGGGCGACAAGACGGCTGATCGCTGCAGCTCCCATGGTGGTGACCTTCAGCGTGTAGGGCACGTTTCCCTTGAACAGGGGTGCCTCGTGGTTCATAACTCGGTGGAAGTACGGCTTCTTGTCGGCGTACTCGGACCACTGGTATTCGGTGACTATTTCTCCCTTGCTGGTACGGCGCCGGGACGAGTCCACGTAGATCCAGCCACTGAACCGCAGGGCATTGCGTAGATCACGCTCCCCAACGTTCAGATCGCTGGCCACGCTGCGCAACAGGTGGTAATCGTTGTCAGCCACGAAGTGGTCCATGTAGCTGACCTTGGGTGCGTCCAGCTCAGCCTGTGCCCTCAACGCCTGGTTCTCTTGCTCCGCGGCCATGGCCAGCTGCAGAATCTCCATGCGGCTCATGTCCGCCGGCGCAGGACGTGGTTCGGCTAACCGCTGCGCCATTTCGTAGAAAGCCTTCACGAGCGCTTTCTTGAAGATCTTGACCTTCTCGTTGTTGCGCAAATACGTCAGCACAAGGGACGACTGTGGTTCGTTCAGCTTCGCAATTTCGCGCCGTTGCGTTCCCCCAGCGGTTTCAAAGGGTGCGATTTCAAATCCGACCCTTCCGAACTCCTCTAAGTCCTCAATGTTGTTGCGGATGATACGAAGGATCGAAGCGTGTTGGTTGTTGGTTCCCTGTGCGATGGTCAGCGAAGTGACGACCAACTGGCCCGTGTCAGTGCGTTCGAGCTGCTGCCTTAACAGATACGTAGTTTCGGTATCTCGGGACACCGCCGACGTCGATTGGTGCGTGGAATGCATGGTGCTGTTACCTTTCAGGGCCGGTTAATTGGCGGTTTTCCGTGGGAAGGCGAGAACGGAGAAGTTCCGCAGAGCGTTGTGAATGGCCGACTTGTACCGGTCAAACTGCTCCTGGTGCGCTGGGCTTACGCATTTGATCTGGTTCAGCCACATCATGAAAGTTTCAGGGGTCGCGGTCGTCATTTTTCGGTACTGGCCACCACGGGCGTGAACTTTCAAGGGCTTCAAATCGGCCCAGTCGCGCAGGTCCTTCAGGTCTTTGAGTTGCCCGGAGGGGCTGAGGCCCAGGTCCTCGATGACCATGCGCATGATGATGCGTGGCTGGCCGGTGTCGTAGACGACGGGGATGTTTACCCCGGCGAAGTAGATCGTGGGGTTTTTCCCCGAGGGGTCGATGGCGCGCAAAGTTGGTCTCCGTCTAATTATTGACAGCAGGAAAATTGGTGTCGTCCCACTGTGGGAATGATTCGTGTGGAAATGTTGCCGGTGTTCGGCGCCCCGGGGTGGTTCCCGTGGGGTTAGTGACAACGCGTGTGTGGCGGGGTTTTGGTGGCTTTCTCCCCGTCACACACGCTTTCTTTATTCCTGGATCAGTGAGCCGTCCAGGGTTTCCTGGATGATCTGTTGCACGGAGCTCGGCGTGCTGCCAAGCATGTGCTGCGCGGTGGCCAGCGTGGCGCAGGCCCCGGCATAGGAGGCCAGCGCGGTGATCACCGCCGGGTTGCCCTGCGCTCGGATCATGCCGGCCGCTTCACGCAGATTCACCTCAGCCTCATCCAGCAGCTTGTCCGGATCCATGCCTACCGGCCTTCAGCCTCAGCTTGGAGTATCGCTTCCTGCTCTTCCTGCGATGGTGCACTGTCAGTCCATGGATCTGACTTCACTTCACCAGTACCAGGATCAACATTGGCCGGACGATCTTCGGACCAATCCCCGGCAATCTGTGTAGGTGGCTCAGAGAAATTCGGCTGCTCCGAAACCTGCACCAGATCCGACTGGGGTTCCAAATCGAATCGAACTGATTCATCAGCGACCAGTGCGTTGTCGATGTCTGTCGATTTCGGCATGTACTTGAAGTTCATGCGGATCACCGTTTTCAAGCCCATGGCATTGAAGTTGTCTACCCACGGGCCGACAACCTGCTTCTGCTTGTTGCGAGATTTCGCGTGCGCATCACGGTGAGCTTCCATGTCTTCCTTGGACATGTAAATCATCTGTCCACGATCGGATCCCTTGCGGAAGAACACACAATAGAAGCCGATGACTTCGCCGCGGGAACCGGACACTGGGTATGAATGGCGGTGCTTACCAGTCATAGGGTCTGGGATGAACTCGTCGAACTGGCGTACTTCCTGCGCTGTAACGTAGTCAATCTCACCGGAACGGTTAGCGAGATCGAGCATTCCCTGGTAGCCGATGATGAACTGTGCGTCATAGCGTCGTTCTCGACTGTTCCAGAAGGGCAAGACGTGCGCCTGCTGCAGGGCGCCGATGCCGGGACGCAATCCGAGCTGGGCACACTGCATGAGCGCACCAAGGAAGCTGCCCGGGTCGCACTGCATCAGCTTTGGGTTCTGCCGCAGCACGGTGATGCTGTCGCGGACCAGCTGGGCGGCGTCGGCTCCGCGTGGCATGGCCAGCTTGAACTGCGCCTCCATCGCCTTGACCTGCTGTTCCAGAGTGTTGCCCTGAGGCTGGCGCTGCTGCACCTGCTGATTGTTCTGCTGTTTGACCCGCTGCGCGAGGTTTCCGGCCATGATTACTTTCCTTCCTTGATCGCCGGGGTGCGAAGAACCCTGGCTCGATACTTGTTGTACGTTTCCGGGTGTTCTGCCTTGAGGGTGTCCATGTCCAAGGTCGGCTTCATGATCTGCAGCTGGTTCCAGAGCTCCGGTTCCGCTGTCTTGAACTTGCTGGAGGAGAATGTGCCGTTCTGGTCAAGCTTGGCCAGAGTTGTCAGTCCGTCTGCTTCGTCGACAAGGCGGGAATGGTTACCGAACAGGAGCCGGAATTCTGCCTGAACTTGGGATTCTTCCTTCTCGGCTTCCTTGATGGTTGACTTGGCCGCGGCCAGGCGTTCCCTCAGTTCCACCACTAGGTCGCGGGGCTGCAGGCTGGAGGTGTCGGTGCCCTGAGCAAAGACCTCCTTTAGATGCGGAAGGGTCACATTGCTCACGTCCGGCGCGACATTGGCCAAGACGTTCTGCTCCCAGAAGCGGCGCTCGATCTCGATCAGATCGGTAATAAGGTCCTCGTTGCGTTCAATCCGGCGAATAAACACCTCGCGACCGTCAAGCAGGCCACTCACCCAAGCGTGAGAGCGCCCGGTTACTGCGAGGTTGTGCATGACCTGTAACTCGGCATGGTCTGGCACTTGGTCGTCTTCCCATTCTTCGCGCAGCCAGCCCGTGGAGGACTTTGCTTCAAAAATGCCGCCGTCCTCGGTGAGGCCGTCGACGGTGCACTGCATGAATGGGTTTTCTTTGGAGCGCATGAGGCCAGCTTGGCGGACCTTGATGCCGGTGTCTTCGACGAATAGGGTGCGGATGACTGGTTCGAGGAGGTGGCCCATGCGCATGGCGTGGTTGTAGTCGGGGCCGGCGAACTGGCCAGTTTTCACTGACCAGGTTTCGTAGGCGCTTGTCCATCGGTTCAGGCCGACGATGGCGGAGACGTCGGATCCGCCGATGCCTTGTTTGCGGACTTCGAGCCATTCGTCTTGTGGGGCGTCAGCGCGCAGGATAAGGGTTGCGTTGGGGCAGGCATAGTTGGCCTTGGTTTGGGTGGTCATTACTGGCCCCCCGCCGTCAGGTAAGTTCCGAGCTGGTCGCAGGCCAGGAGGAATACTGTGGCGGCAATTGCGAAACCGAGGACGAAGAACGCTTGCTTGCGTTCGGTGGTGCGCTGATTTTGGGTGCGCTTGCCCAGGGGTCGCTGGTGCGACATTGTGGTTCTCCTTTATATGGATGTCCCGCTGGTGAGGCGGCTCAGGGTTGGTGGCCCTTAGGTTTGTTCGGGTGGCGGTTAGTTGGTTTGTTCCCCGCAACAGCAACATTACACACATGATTCTCAAAGCGCAAGAATTTAGAACCATAAGCCAAGAAGAACTCTCTTACGCTTGCGTCATCGGAGCCCCAGCACGGCGCGTTGTCATCAACGAGCACTGATAGCCTTGTTAGTGCAGGCCGAGGTGGTTCTCTGCCTGCACTGCCGACCGCCAGGGTTGATCTCCGTCTCCCCTAGGCGCGGCATCGCGCGAACCGGCTGGTTACCGGCGCGCAGAAAAGCGGCAAGTTCCCTTTGTTCGGGTGACCTCTTGCCGCTTTTCGCTTTTCTAGGCGCCGTGCGCCTTCCGAGACCTTGCCGTTCCAGCGAAGGCCAGGCCTACTGCCGATGAGACGGGCTCAGGTTCGCCATGTTGTGTCCATGACTCAATAAGAGTGGCAACGTGCGCCTTGGTGAACAGAATCTTGTCGCGCTCTCCACGTACACAAGCGACCTTGCCTGACCTGGCCAGACGCTTCAGCGTGTACGGCGAGATCTTACCTCGCGTCATATCAGACACCTCGTTGGGCGAATACAGGCTGAAATCATCCATGATGCTCATGCCGCCCTCCATGCTGAATGCCAGCAATGAACAGTACATCAGCTTGCACGCCGGCCGCGTCGGCGATGCGCTGTGCGACAGGTAGGGTAACTTCATGTCGCTCATTAAGCAGGTGGTAGATCATACCTTCGGAGACTTGAGCTTCCATGGCAATCCTTGCCACAGACGTATGCCGAAGAGTGCCGGTTTTGGTGAGTTCCCGGAGTACCTGGGGATTGCGTAGTTTCACTGGGTGACCTTTGGTTCGACGCCTAATTGGCTATCAGAGATTCTATGAGATTCACCCATTTTCTTACAACTCTGGCACGAGAATTTTGTGTCGTGTTATAAGATTTTCAACCCAACGCACTATTGGTTTTTAGGTCGCCGCGCGTATTGAATCACAATATAAATATGGTGTGTCGCTAGACGGATCACTATTGGAATTGCAAGAATCTGTAACAGATTGATCCATCAACCCACTCACCAATATGACGGAGAAACAACTATGGCAAAACCTATTGCGGACCTCATCACGGAATTACGCGGCACCAGAACCTACAAGGAACTATCCGAGGACTGCGGGGGCCTGCCTAGCACCGCAAGAATCTCTTCCATGGTCAAGAACCGCATGAGCAGCTTCCCGTCGCCAGAAACCATTCGAGGTCTTGCCAAAGGCCTCGGGGTTACCGAATTGGACATAGTCACATCCTGCGGAGTGTCCATGACCCTCTGGGATGACGGCAACACACAAATGCCCATCTCACTCCCCCACGGTGCCGAAAAGCTCACCCGCAGCCAAAAGAACGTCATCGTCAGTGTCGTCCGAGAATTCATGACAGCAAACCAAGGCCACTAGCCATGCGATCCAAAGGGAACGAGGACCCTGAACGCCAGAACATAGACAAACTCATACGTCAAATCAATGGCGAGTATATCTGGGAGGCTCGCCAGATCCGTGGCAAAGACCTCAACGACCACTTTCAGCAGATCATGGAATGGGAAGCCCAGAAAGAATGGGACAAACTCTTGGATCTCTATGAGGAAATCATTCCGGCAACCCACAGGCTAGCCCAGTATGACGCGCGAGAACCACAGAGTTACTGGCCCATGAAGGCAGCCACATTGTACCTACGTCGCAAACGGCCCGACATGGCATTGAAAGTACTTACGGACTGGTTGAACGCCTGGCCCCCGGAGCGAGGCGAGAAAACGGACCGGGCAGTAGTCCGGGCAAGGATCACCAGAATCATGAACAAACACTACTGATTTCGTCCACTGACGCTGTAAGCAGAGCACGCAACAGAACGCGACACTACAGCACAGCACGCCACGGAACAGCAAGCAATTAAGCAGAAAATACTAGTCAGGACCAGGTTCAAGTCCCCTTTCGCGCACAGGTGGAATCCCCGGTTGACTACGGTCGATCGGGGATTTTGTTTTACCTATGTTGACAGGAATACCAAATCTGCTGACACGCGTTGACACGCAACCACACGGCCTCACCTAACAGGCTCCTGGCGACCTATATCCGAGAGCCGGATGCAGTCGTGACACGGGTTCCACCACGGCAAGCAATGTTGTAGCCGAACCCGTACTCTATTTTGACTTGTTCCATCTCCTCATACTTGGTGCCGTTCACGGCAACAAGCAAGACAAGTGTTATGTCGGGCAGTTCACACGAGTAAATACCTGAAGGCTCCAGATCCTCAGCCGTTTCAATCCGGGCAGCGCATGGTCGATCGTCCCCTTAAGTTTGGTCTTGGTGACCAACTCATCCAACAACGCTTCCCAGGGCACGCGTCCACCCAACATCACTTCAGGCTGAGCAAAAATGCTCTTGAGCTCTCTGAATGATCCACGTCCACGCTCTCGCCATCGCGAGGACTTGTTCAAGGTCCTCCAATCAGGAGATACCCTGCCGCCGCTGCCGACCAGACATAGCTTTATCAGGTTCGGGCAGTCCTAGTTCAGTGCGGACGAGGCGTACAACGTGTTCGTCTGCGCCTTCCACGTTCAGGTCCCATCGTGCGAAGAGGATCAGTCGGCAGATTGCGTTGAGCACGGACTCGATTTGCGCGTCAGTACGTACCAGGCCGTACACGGTGACGCTGTTGGGGAATGCGAGCTCACCGTTGAGTTCCAGTGGTTCGACGGTTTATACGACCGTGTTGCCGCGTTTAGCCGTGACGATACCGCTGGGCGTGCCGGCCTCTTGCACATTCGGTTCTAGTGTCTTCTCCATAACCTGTATCGGTGCGATAAAGCCCGGCTCCCATGTGGGAACCGGGACCACAAGCTCGGCAAGCACCATCAATGGGCCACGCCCAAGTCGCCCTCCAACACGAAAATCAATAGCAAATCACGCACCAACGAAAGTCCAAGGATCGCGCGGAACGTCGCGCGTAGACCAACATATTTGCCACAGGTACAATAGTTGA